TCAGTTTAAATTGAATATATGATCTTATTCAATAAGTACTCTTAATAAGATAAAAATTTTTGTGAAAGTTCCGCGATTACTTGGTAGTAAATCTAAGAAAATTGCAGTCTATTTGTATATTTATTAGTAAATAGTTCATTTATTTAATGCTTACTTTACATTTGATGGGGATTACAGTAGATGTTCACAGTAGATTACAATTATTTCGTAGATCACTCATTCTTTTCTGATTATTCTATTTCATATATGCCAGGTTTAAAGGTTAAAGATATAGATTCAGCAAAAGTTGTTGTTAACGTAGATTCAAAAACAGCTTATGTATATTGGGAATAATCAATTATGAATTTAATGATTGATCATACGCTAGAAAATAATATAACTGATTTATTAATCAAATATCGAGGGATTCAATCATCTATTAAAACTGTAAAAGAATCAATTTCTGATATAAATCAAACCCTCTCTATATTAGAGTCTGAACGATATACATTAAAGCTTTGCAAACCAATTATTGATGATATTATTAGTAAATTTTCAATCTCTCTTCTTAAGAAGTTAGAAGACTTATTGACAATTGGTTTGAAAAAGATTTTTTATGATAGGAATTATTCTATACAGATTAATGTAGTTGATAAACGTAATTCTAAATGTGTTGAATTATTGTTAAATGATAATGGAAATCTTCTACCAGTTAAAGATTCCAATATTGCTGGCGGCATATTAGTTGTTATTGCATCTATTATTCAGATTTTCTTTATTATAAATTTACCAACAGTGTCTAAATACTTATTCTTAGATGAACAATTTAGTCAGCTGTCAAAACAATATGTTCCAACATTTATGGAATTTCTTCATACATTATGTGATGAAACAAATTTGTCTATTGTACTTATTACACATGATAATAAGTTTATCGAGTATGGTGATAGAATCTATATTGCAGATAAAGGCAAATTTACATTACAAGAATCTGTATTAACCAGTGTAGATTAAAATATGAATCTCACAGAATATTTTAACTCACTTCCAAAGATTGATTTATTGTACAATAAATACGCCACATTCTCACATTTCAATGGTAACCCATATAAACTTATTACTGGTTATGAGGTCTTCAAAAACAGCGAATTAGACCCGTTTATGAGACAGTTTGTAATTGATCATGGTAAGTGCATTGTGATGCCAAATATGTTGAATTCTGAAGTGATTGGACTTGTAGTTAGGTCAATATCTCAGAAGCAATTTAGAAATTATACTAAATGCAATTATATTCCTTATGGTGCTGGTGTAAATAAAAAACAATTTTATCAACCTTGGATAATCGTAGAGTCAGCTTTAGATTCAGACTTTTTAAGAACATTTTATCCATTTGTAATAGCTACAAATGGTGTATCAGTTTCAGCTAATTGTTTAAACTTTATAAAAGGTACATGCTCAACATGTTATTGTGCCTTTGATAATGATGATGCTGGTGAAAATGCTTTTCATAATTTATGTTATAAACATTCTGGAAAAGATTTTCATATTAAGCGTTTAAAACCGCCAATATCATTGGATGGTAAACCACTTAAAGACTTTGGTGAAATTCTTGACTGTTTGCATAATGGTAATATTGAAGATTACGACTATTATGTGTCTGTAATTAAATATCTTATGTTAAATGTTTAGTTTAAATTGTATCTGTTGTATATTATAATAGTAAATACGAATATAGTACAATAACATTATATTGGAGACATATATTATATTATGGCAAGAACAAAATCAAGTAGTCCAAAGCAGGCAATTCCAAAGTCTGAAGAATTTGTTACAGATGGTAAACCTAATAAGTTTTGTTGGGATTATATTGAAACATTAGCAAAAGTAGTTGTTGCAAAATATTTTGCAAAATATTTTACTTTGTTTGATAAAGATGATTTAGTTTCGTTAGCTATTACAGATGCTGTGTCTTTTTTCCAAAAGACAATTGATTCTGGTGCATATAAAAATATGCAGAATGTTCGTAATGTATTATTTACACGAATAAGAAATACATTATCAAACTTCATTTTCAGGTCAAATAAGCTAGTAAGTACTGATGATGAAATTTTAGATCTTGTTGTTGTATATCCTAAAACAAATAGCATAAAACACGATGTTCTCGACTTGCAAGATCTTTCAATTAATTCAGTTGATGATTTTCGAACAATATCATTAAAGGCTTGGAATTTTTATAAGCCGAATGCTAAGAATGTAAAATATACTATTAATGATTCAAATAATTCAATTAATGATTGGGAAACTTATTCAGAGGTTAAAAATATGAAATCACCATGCGATTTATTATCAATATATGATTATTATACTGAAGATCAAATTGAGAATCTTGCAAATAAATTAGATTCTATTGCTGGTCAAAATTATTTTAATACATTATATCAATTACTTGGTGATAAATTCTTAGTATTCTTAGATGTATTTCAAGAAGATAAGCTAGATATTCCATCGACAACATTAGTAAAAAATCTTTTAATTGATGATGAAGTTATTGCTGATTATTCAGATGGACTAACTATTTCAGAACTAGCTAATAAGTATGGCAAATCTGAAAGCTCAATTAAACGAATTTTAAATTCACAAGAAATTATTTAATACGGATTACATTTATTATGAGTAATGATATTAATGCTAAAGACGATAACATTTCTCAGATTGCAAAAGTTGAACATAAAAAGAACGATTCTGCTTTTGATGTAATTGATGCAGCTGTTGTTGCAGATATTCCAGTTGAACTTTCTAGCAATTTAACATTATTAGCTAGAAAGCTTACATCATATCTTTCATATTATTCTGCAGCATCTTTAACACGATTAAATACATTAAATAAATTTATCTCATCTGCTGAAGATCGTTTATACAATGTAAATGTAGACAAACTTGATATTAAAGAGCTTAATGCTCGATATAAAGAAGCAAAGAAGGCACAAGCTGAAATTATGACTATTTGCGGTCAAGTTTCGAAACAAGCTGTTGATACTGATAACACTGCACGAATGGATGAAGTTTATAATCTTCTTCGCGGTTTAAGTAATCAAACACTTCTTGAACTAAAGAATGCTTTAACTGATAATGATGATACATCAGAATAACATTTATATGATTATAAAATGATTGCAGATTTAATTGATGATAAATTACATGTCAGATTAATAACAAGAAATGTCATGTCTGTATATTCAACTGATAGCAAATATACAGATGACTTTATTTTAAAGCTCAAGCATTCATTTTATACTATTAACTATTCAGATAAGCAATCATATTCAAATACATTTATTGCATATTTAATAAGAGACTACAATAAATATAAAAACATATTTCGATATATTAGCAAACACTATAACATCAAAAAATTTACTGAATATTTGAACTTTTTTGATAAAAATCATTTACTATGGTTGCACTTTGCTGATTTATCGAATGATGATTTATGTCTTATTGAGTGTTTAATATTATTATTATCAGATAAACAAATTATCATTCTTGATTATTTTGATGATAAACCATTTGCATCACAGATGATGTCTTTGTTATTCAAAATAGGATTAGAAGACAAATTAATTATTTATCCATGCAAAGACGTAAATTTTGGGATAAATAATTCTACATGTCAATGCTTTATACAATCAGCTGATTCAGTTAAAATACAATCTAGATTTTTAGATCATTATCTTTCTGAGCAGTTAAATTCTGAAATTCATTATAATTCATGTCATCCAACTATTTATAATAGTACTGACAATTATATTATTCCGCAAAAATATTCATACACACTATATGAAATTATTTTGATAATAATGTTCAGTATCAAAATGATATACATAAAATTTTATAATTGGAGGTATGAAATATAATGTCATTAGATTATACTCGTGATTATTCAAATCATGTCTTATTAGACAATAAAGCAAAATATAGCAAAATATATAAACTATCAACCACAACTGATGTAGCTGATATTGAAAAAGGTGATATACTTTTACTTCAAACACCATGTGGTAAATGGGGATTATTTATCGCATTATCAGCAGCTGATGAAGATGGTACACTTCATTTATCTAAATATTCAGATCAAGAATTTATCTCATTTGATGGCTATCTTGAAGAAAATGCATCGAGTTCAATCACAACAATAGGAAATTGTGGTTGTACTTAATTATATAACTTGGTGGTATTTATGGTGTATACATAGGGTATATAACATATATACTAACAAACAATGGAGAATAAACTATGACAGTTTCAAATGCAGAGTATTGTGGTTTTCTTAATGAATGTGAGTGTTTAATTTCAACAATTAAGACTTATATTGAGTTTGAGGACCGTTTGTCAAGCTATCTTGGCGTTGATGATAATGATGAAGACGGGAACATTGTTAAACTTGTTCCAATGTCAAAAGAACACTTTGTTACACTAAAAGACACTTCACGTAAAATTAGCTCATACGCTGATAGATTAAATGCACTACTTAATAAATTTGAGCCCATGATAAATTCTGTCGCTAGATAATAAAATTATTTACTATAAAGTCCTAGATGATGTATATAAAAATATATTTGTCTAGGACTTTTAATTTATTGATTATATTAGAGTTATAAATATGATTCAAATAGTAAAATCTTTACTTGGAAATTCAGATACAGAATTTTATAATGAGCTTCAAATTATTCTTGCAAAAGAGAATAATAATATTCTATCACCAGATGAGAAAGATGTATTTAATTATCTAAGCAAAGAATATGATCATAATAAGCAATTTCCTACTGTTGAAATTTTCTTATTAAAATTTCCACAGTATAGAAATCAGCTAGATGAATTTGAAGCTTTTTCAATTTCAGACTTTCGATATTATAGAAAACAGTTTATAACAAAACATCAGAATATAAACAAGTCAAAGCTATTATATAAATTAGCAACTGAAGCTGCTGTAGATGGTATTTCACCAGAAATGGCTGAAACTATTCGTAAGCATGCAAACTTTGAAACAGTTACTGAAGAAGAGCACTTGTCTTTTCGTGAACGATATACTAAGAATATGAAGGACAGTGCTGGCTTAAAAACTTTTGTAGATCAAATTGATGATGATATTAGTTCAATTCCAAAAGGTGCCATGTGCACATTAGCTGGATTTACAGGATCATTCAAAACAACATGGGCTGTAAATATGGCAGTTAAGAATGCTCTTGAAGGTAAGAACATTGCATATATTTCATTAGAAGTTGCTGAAGATCAATTATTATATTCTATACTAAGTCTATTTTCAAATGATAACCGTTTTACAAGAATGGGTTATCATCCTATTGAACATCAGAAAATTAGACAAAATAAATTGTATGAAGATGAGCTAAACTTTTTGTGTGATGTATTAGAGCCAGAATATAGAAAGTCAATAGCACCAAACTTTCATATAATAGACAGGTCTAGATTTAAGACATATTCAGAAAGTGAATTTATCGATATACTTTATCAGCTAGATGATGAAAAGCCAATTGATGCTGTATTTGTAGATCATGTTGGTGAGCTTGCATTAAGAAGTCCATTATATAATGGTAATAATACAGGTGCTATTATTAATAAATATGTGTCATTCTTTGGTGAGCTAACGGTTGATTTTAGACAAAATAAAAATCAAAAACGACAAGTAACAATGGTATTGTTAGCTCAGACAAATAGATCTGGTTATAAAGCTGCTGCTACATCATTTAGAAAATTATCATTAGTAACAAGACCAAATGATAAAAATAAATCACTTAATACACAAGTAGAAGGCTATAATTTAACAGCATTATCAGATTCAAATGAGCTTGAACGATTTTCATCTATTGTAATGACTGTATTCGCAAATGATGATATGAAGATTGCAAAACAAGCTTATGTACAAGTACTTAAAACTCGATTTGGACAAAATGTTCCACCAACACCTGTTGACATTGAACCTGAAGTATATTCATTTGGTGGTGATGCTTCTGTAGATGAATCAGAATTATCAGCTGATTTAGTAGATTCACTTGCCTCATGTGAGATTTCACAAAAGTCAGCTGGAACAAACATTATTTCAGATTTAGATGACGATATTTTTGGTTTATAGTTCACTATAGCACATTATAGACGTATATAATACATATAGACTTTGCGAGTAAATTTGTTTATTGGAGCATATAAGTATGGCAAAAGCTAAAGAAGAAAAAACCACTAAATCAAAGAAATCAGATTTTACTTCACTATATTCTGAGTTGATGGATTTAACTACAAAAGAAGAAACATTTTGGCCTAGTGGAAGCATTATCTTTGACTCTATTGTATCAAATGGTCGTGGAATTCCTGAAGGTACATTTATTGAAATTGCATCTGAATCTGGTTGTGGTAAATCCACAATGTGTTTACATATTTCAAAGAAATATTGTTCACAGGGTAAACGAGTAATTTATATTGACACTGAATCAGGTTTAAATGGAAATCAGATCGATTGTTTTGGGATGAGACAATATGTAGATGATATGTTGTTCATTCCTGTTCGTTTACAAACTTATGGTGAAGTTGATGATTTTCTTTGTAAAGTAATTAACGATCCTGATGTAGCACTTATTATTTATGACAGCATTACAGCAACAGTTCCAGCAAGATTAACTGAAAAGAATGTAGATGAAATGAATGAACCTGGCGTTGCTGCTCGTGCTCAGTCAAACTTTATGCAGAAGTTCAAAGCAAGATTTAAGAATTCAAATAAAACAGTAATATTTGTAAATCAGCTAAGAACAAAGATTGCAATGGGTTATGGACAAGTAACAAAATTAGCACAAGCTGGTGGTCAGGCACTTGGTTATTATATGGATGTTCGAGTTATGCTTAAAAAAGTAAAAATGCTTGAACAAACATTAGAGGGTTATGAAAAGCCTGTACCTTATGGAGCTGATCTTGCAATTTGGACTGATAAAAACAGATATGCACGTCCAATGTTAAAAAAGGTAATTTCAATACATTTTGGTAAAGGCATTTCGAATGCTGGTGCTATTCGTCAGGTGCTTGAATATCATCATGTTGTTGAACGAGTTCTACGTAAAGGTTGGAATGTTAAATATCAAGGTGAAGATGTTCTTGTTCCTAAAGATGATCTTGAAGTATTTATTAGAGATCACTTTGAATACTTTGCTGAAGTAGCTGATAGTTTAGGTGGAATTGCTCTTATTCCAAATGAAGAAGACGAAGTTGTAGACTCAGCTGCTGAGTTAGCAGAAGATGCTGTATATGATCCAGATGATGTTGAAGAGCAAGGCGACTCATCTGATGAATAATAAAAATAAAATATAATGTAAATCCCTATATAGATTATCAATTATCTATATAGGGATTACTATTATATAACGAGGTCAGCTTATGGCTTATGATAGCGTTGAAAATAACAAATTTACACCAGAAGACTTTGCATCAATAGAAGTCATTGATGAATGGTGGCCAAAATATACTATAGGTACAAAAGACGCCGATGGATATACACCATTAGGTGCTGCTATATTAAATAGTGCACCTTTAGAATGTATAGCCCATATAATGGAATTATATACTTTTAATAATCATAAAACCAATAATGATTTAGATCATTTATATATTGACATTGAAAATGATATAAGCAAAGGTAGATCACCAATTGGTGTTGCATGTCTTGCAATGAATGCTGACGCTGTAGATGTACTTAGATCTCAATATTATGAGTATATTTTAAAAGATGAAGATGGCAACCCTATACCAAAGTTAGATCATTATGGTGATCCTATTAATGCTGAAAAATATGTTATGTACACATCAGTTCCATTGTGGAATGATTATACAAAAGAAGAATACAAATATAATAAAATACAAAAATTATCAGAAAAATATGAAAATATTCCACTTAAATATAAAGCATGTGAAGACACAGATGCTGATTGGCTAGCCGCCGCTGCTTTACCAAAAGCAGATATTTTAATTAAACTTATTCCAAAAGCAACATCTGATGCTGATAAACGTAATTTAAATAGCATTAGAGATGATAATGGAAATACACTAATTTTATTAGCTTGTGTTGCTGATTGTCATGAATCTGTAGTACATATTCGTGATAATTGTAGTAATTTTAATGATATAAATAATATAGATTCAGATGGTAATTCAGATCAAATTTTTATAAAGAATGGCGATGATTTAACAGCATTTGATGTGGCATTAGAATCACCAGATACAGATCTTTTACCACTATTACTAGCTGGCCAAGTTAATGATGATTTTATTAACAATTTATTAGCTAAATATTTTCATGAAAAAGCTAATAAAAAGATTAATAAAATTTTAATTGCACTTGTTACTACTGAGAAAATATATAATTACTATATAAATGAGTATGAATGGGGTGATCCAGCTGAAGATACAAAATATGTAATAAAATATATAGAAGACGAGAACAAAACAAGTTTATTCAATTTATTATTACAAAAATATAATGATCCATCAGATGCAGATCCACCAATATATAAAGAACACTTAACTAATTTTTTTGAAAAAATGTGCAAACGTATAATTGCATTTTTATATAGAAAGTCATATATACCATTTAATGAAAATACACCTACAGAAAATCTTAATAAACTGTTGAATTTTTATCAAGATACTGGTGATGCAAGTACACTATATGCTGAAATAGTTAAACTATTATATGATAGTCATGATATTTCACTTCAGCTTATTTGCGATATTAGTGATAATGAAAAAAGAAATATTTGCATAGATAAAATATTTACTGGTGAATATAATAAGCAGTTATTTATACAATTACTAAAAATAATCTCTAATAATACGAATAATATATTAGATCAGTATATTGGTATACTTACTCATTTATATAATGATACACATTATTTTACACTTAATAATATTGCTGCACTAAGTGGTGATCATGATCTTGGTGAAGATAAAGATGAGTTATTATTTAATATTATTTATAAATTAGTTGTAAGTGATATTGCCACTATATCATCAGGAATTAATAATACTTATAATACATTTAAACTTAATTATTGTATATATTTATATACTGATAAAGATCTTGAAATTCAATACATTGTTGATCCAGAATATGATGTAACATTTAAATGTAATATAATTAATACATTATATAATAATGGAAATCTAAAATTATATGATATTTATTATATATATAATAATTATAATGATAATACATTATATGGTTTACATCAAGACTTGAGACCACTAATTGGCTGCATGAAATACTGTGAAAATGACAGTATAACATCAGACTTCTTCTGGGCATATGATTTTGCTAATCACGCCTCAGCTAATTGGCATAGTCCACAGAATTCATATGTAGATATACCACCTATTAGAGATAATACTTTAGTATCTGTAAGTAGTTCATCCCATAGATACAAGCAGGTTAAAATTGTTGATGCTACAGGTTCAGTTACTCCAAGAACTCCAAATCAGTTTAGATTTGATGTATATAATTATAAACCAGAATTTGAGATTAATTCTGCATATAATGCAACAAGCGATAATAATGCTATGATTGTTGCTTTTGGTCCTGACATTAATAATATTAATGATAAAATTAGTAATAATATACCAATACAGAGTGATAGCAATGAACTATATACTATAGTAGAAGACACATATTATTTAGGTGAACCAGTTAAAACTATAAATTGGTTTACAAATCATTCATTATATGCTGCATTTACTGCATTAGAAAATCAGAAGTGCTATAGTAAAAAATCTAATGAATTACCAGTTATAGATTCACTTGAATTTAAAAAAGGCACATATCAAGGCAATATTACATTGCCACCAAAAGTAACCGCTATAGAAGGTACTCATTGGAATTTACCATCAGTTACAGGTGGTAAATATATTGATACCAATACTGGAATTAAATATGAGCCTACTGGTTGGAAGATTGGATCAGATAGCCGTAGCTTTGGTTACGATTATATATTTAATGAAACTGATGCTACAGCACAGCTTGAATTTACAGAAGCCGCTGTTACATTAACATATACAAAACCAGCAGAACTTACATTATATAATAGTTCAGGCAACGCAGTAAGCTGGCCATCTACAGTAACAAGAGATAGTGGAACAACTATTACATTAGCAACATTATCTAATACATATTATAATGCTGATAGAACTAAGACATATACTTTAACTGGTTGGAAGATTGGGCCAACAAATTACAGTTTTGGTGCAACTTATAATCTTAAAGATAATACAACTGCTGCATTACAATATGCTGAGGTTACTATTACTGTTGGTATTGTATGTTCTGTTTCATCAGAGACTATTACAGAAGGTGCACACTTTACACGTACATTTAAATTATCACATCAACCAGTTGCTGGTGCAACTGTTACATTAAATATTAGTTCTACTATTAGCAGCAGATTATATATTGGTAATTCAGTATCATCAACAACTAATTCAATAACATTAACATTTACAGCATCAAATTGGAATAATGAACAAACTGTTTATTTTATAGCTCAAGATGATAATAATGTAAATGGTAATGCTTTAGGTACTGTTAGTATTCAATCAAGTAGCACTGGTGACAACAGGTATAGCGGTTTGACTAGATCATTTAGTGTTACAGTAAATGATAATGATTCTGCAGTTGTTGAACACATTGGTACACCTGCGTTTGAATCAGGTTCATTTGCAATTAAATTTATAGACAATGATTATGAATATCAGGCATGGACAGAAGAAAGAAATATAGTTAAAATTAAAGATCAATGGGATAATGCATATCGAAATGGCTATTATGTACAACATATTCCAAAATCACCATATTGGTCAACATCTAATAAAGTTTTTAACTATGATTTATTGTATGATGATAATTTAGACGATTAAATTTTACTATTTAATAAATGAGCTACATATGGAAAGAAGTGAAGTATACTATAAATTTATATTTCCTAATTATAACAAACTAAGTGGATATAATAAGTCAAATAACTTTGGTACAGATGAAAATCCAGTACAATTAACTAGTGATGGTGATGATCAAGAGGGCGAGGTTCTAACTTTATGTAGAAAGTGTCCAGAACGTGTAATTACATATGATCAGCTTAAAGAAACCAATGTAAATAATTTAATTCCAATGTATAAAGCTGCATGGGAAACAAACCGTCCATCATCGCAACCATATAGTAGAGATTTTATAAAACAGTGCGTGGATTATTGGAAAAATTTACCAAAATATTTTAGTCTTAGAAATTATTGGGATCACGATCCACCACAGACTGGTGGTATGTCATTAATTATATCACACTCACCAGAAGTTGGTTTAACATCTACAGGGTGGACAAAATTTGACAGCAGTGATATACCAAATTATAATGGTGAAAGAAAAATAATATATTGTTCTCTTATGATATCTTCAGGTGATTTTTATTATAGTTTTACATTACCAGAAGAAGCAATAAGCAAAGCCAATTTACGAGATAAAATTGTTCATGATCATTTTCATAGTAGTTGGTACATGACTGCAACTTGGAAACATTTTGTATTTAAAGTAACTGCTGCATTAAAAAAAGCTTATGAAACAGATCCATCAACTTATCCACTGGGTGCTGGCATTAAAGAAGAATTAAAAAATGGAAAAGGTAAATCAGCTGCTGGAAATTCAGAAAGACGTGTATTTACACAATCAAGCTTTGATTATCCGGCACATCAATTTGGACTCCAAAGCGGTACTTATGGCTATGCTTATTGGGAAGATAGAACTGGCAATATATATACTGTAAGTGAAATTTGTTATAAAGAGACTGCTAGTAGTATAGCTATTGCTTATGATCCTAATGAACCAATTATACCTGATATTAGCAGTGCTATATATAAAACTATATCAAATACTAATTTAGTTACTGATCTAGGTGACAGAACATTACAAATAATACCAGCTGACAATAGTCGTGGTTATTTTAAAAAAATTAGCACCGGTACCACAACTTTTGATGCTGACACAAATACACCTCTTATAAGATATAAAATTTCATATAGTACTAATGATGCTAAAAAACATGGTGCTCCAGAACAAACAACAGCTACTTTTACATTAGACGGTTCTACAAAAACTAGATCTGTTACACGAGTTTTTGCTATAGAAGAAGCTTCACATTTAGCTGAAGACCTTAAACATGACTTTATTGACTTAGAAGTCACACGACGAATTTTATATTATGATGATACACATAATAGTAGTACTAAGTTAAAATATACTAAAAATAACACTACTAGCTATATTGACATAACACCTATTAAAGATATACCAAAAATAATTAATGCTATACCAGATACAGGTCCTACTAATGATTCTGCAAATATTGTAGGCTATATTGCGTGGACTTCGACAAACCCAAATAATCCAAATATAACTTATTCTATAGAACATGCTAAAGTCGTTTTAAATTTATTAAAAGATGCTGGTATAGGATTTAATTATTCATCTACAGATGGACAACCATCTGTAGGATATTCTAGTATAAATACAAAAATTTCATATGAACCACCAGATGAGTATAAACCTGACACCGGATGTCCACCACTTCAAATACCATATAATTTATTAAGATATTGCTTAAATGATAGACCACCATTTACAGATTGTGAAACTGTACTAGTCATGTGGATTGCAACACCATATGAAGATAATAATCATAATATTATAACACCAGATAATATTTCAACTGGTGATATTGCATCACTTCATAAGCTAAATTGGCAGCAATATGCAATACCAATTTCAATGCGGTGTTGTTTTAAAGATACTACAAAAAAAGATACATGCACTAGTAATCAGGATAATGGTCCACACAAACATATTCACAATAGATTTTTTATATCATATCCTTTTTATCAAAGTGTTCCATATACACATGCTAGTGATGGTAATACTAATATGCTAAAATATCAGTTCTACATTCGTGCTAATGAAGCATATAATAAAAATAAGCTTGATAGAGAGGCTTTATTTGTAAAAGATTTAATAGATTACTCACAAGACTATATAGTTTCATTTCATAAAACAGACTATAAAGATGGTTCAACCAGTTCTAATAATAGTAGCTTTTTTGATATTCAAAAGTTTCTTTTTAAAAAACTTGGCAAAACTAATTGTGCATCATTATATGTTAGGAAAAAATATTATAATGTTAGCAGTGCATATGCTGCCTTATCATATAGAAGGTTTGCTGCTCAGGTGAGCTATCTTTACATACCTAATAATCTTTACAATATAAATACTAATAAAATAGATTATATAACTGATCCAAGTGATAATACAGGTAATACAGCTTTTGATCCACAAATAGCAAAAGTAGATCCAAGTAATAATAATTCAAGCTATTATTTTTCAGGAAGTAAATTTCATAATTGGAATCCTGCATATGAAAATTTCTGGGAGCCAATTAATGGTATTTCAATATGTGCTGTTCATAATAATTATTTTGTAGCTATATTTAATAAGACTAGTAACATTGACACTATTACAGGTAGTATTTCATTAGTTAATGCTACTAATTTAAGAACTTGTTTACAAAATAGGGCATCAGGCTATACATGGGAAGACTTATATATATCAACTTTTGGTATATCACCATATAATATTTATGAGTCACAGTGCTATTTGTTTAATCCAAATTCTGATCCAAAATGTCACGTATTTCCATTAGGTTTACTAAATAATTATATAAAAATAACATACACTAATAATGATACTGAAACTTTTGGTACATCTTATGAAAGAGTTATAGTTGGTTTTAAGCAAATGTATGATTATGACTATAGCGATATGTATCACTTTAAGTATAAATATGATTCATCTACAAACACTTACATATATAAACCAGTACGTGCTATATATAATTTTAATGCTAGTAGCACCGGTAATGCGATATTTGATGAATCACCATTATCAGCACCAATTATAACAGCATATGTAATGAATTATTCTTGATAATATCAATAATGCTATATATAATTAATTTATTATGCTTAAATTAAATAAATTATAGGTAAAATAAATGAGTCTTAAGTCATTTTTCAAAAATATGTTTGGTTTATCATCGCGAGTAGAAGTAGTTAAAGACACTAATGATGCTAGAGATGATAAACTTGAAAACATATTTTTGAATAGAGATAATAATATAATATCTTCTCTACGAGCACTTTCAAATGATCGTCTTTCAAAGATTAAAGACTATCGTGAAATGCTAAAAGATGGTGTCACACTTTCAGCAGTTGAACTTATATCTGAAGATGCTTCATTAATAGATCAAGATACTGGATTATCAGCATGGGTTGAGTCTGCTGATAATCCAGACTTTGCTGAAATGATGACATCATTTTTGAAAAATAAATTTAAGATTAACGATATTATTTATCCACTTGCATTTAATATCGTTACTTTTGGTGAATGCTATATAAATACAAACTATTCAAATATTGAATATAGAAAAGAATATTCAGTTGGTGATTACTTTACAATAGCTGAACCAGAAGATGTAGTACATATTTATAAATATGGTGTTCCACTTGGCTATCTTGTAAGCAATAATAAAGATGCTAACAATACAGATAAGCTTTTGCCTGAAAGATCATATATTCACTTTATATCAGACCGTGCTAATAAAGAATATATTGACGCAAGCTCAGATTCTTATATTCAATATGGATCGTCATTCCTTGAAGCTGCAAGACAATATTATAAACAACGTCAGCTATTAGATGATTTGCTTATATTGGCACGTTTGACACGTAGTTCATTTTATCGATTATTCTCAGTAGATGTTGGTTCTGCATCTTCACAAGATACAGCAAGAATGATTCGAGAATTAAAAACTGCTGTTTCATCAAAGCAATCAATAAATGTTAGTACAGAAGTTTTTAGTTCAAGATCTTCACCAATATTAACTGGTGGCAATGTTTACTTTCCAGTGCGAAATGGACAAGGTGCTGTTACAGTTCAGGAAGTTGGCGGTGAAGTCAATGTAAATGCACTTGCTGATATTGATTATTTTGATGATCGCTATTATGGTGCATTAAAAGTTCCTAAACAATTTTTAGGACAGTCTGATGAAGCACCTGGTGGAATTGGTGACACAACATTAACACAGCTGGATATTCGTTATGCAAGAACTGTTAAACGATGTCAACGTATTATTAAATCTGGCTTAAGAGACATAATATATTGGTATTGTTCAATTCATAATATACTACCACCAAGTTTCACTGTTGAAATGCCTCGCATTCTTACAGCCGAAGATACACGTTTATCAGATATTCAGAAAGCTGAAATTGAAACTACAACTTCAATTCTTGATCTTATTAAGAATGTCGATGAAAATATATTTGAGAATTCAGATAAGTCAAAATTAGTTGCTGCATTATTAAATCGTATATCAAACGATGAAGATATTATAGATTCACTTAATCTTCATAAGTTAGCAAAGCCTGAAGACGATTCTAATAGTGATGAGTCTGAATCTGATAATTCTGGCGGTGGTGAAGAGCCTGAGACACCTGAAGATGATTTTGATTTTAATATGTAATTAAATATAGGATTGTAGGTAAGTATATGAGAAAAGATATTTTAGAAAATCGTATCGCAAGACTAGAGCGAGCATTTCATATTAAAAATGAGAATGAGCAGTCTGATCATGATTTACGTGAAATTATTTATGCTAGTTTAGCTGATGGGCATATTAACGAAGGCTGGCTTATTGATGAATGCTTATCTCGCATGAATGAAGAACAGCTTTTAGATTTATGCTACAGTATGAACATTGAAATTTAATACATAAGTACATTCATATTATATAAGTAAATCCCAATACGATCGTATTGGGATTTTATTTTATCAAGTATAACATATCAATTTTATTAAAGTTATACATACATAATTTTATATATGAGCTACTTATGAGACCTATAGATATTATAAATAAATCTGATAATCGTTCAAAAGAAAAAGCAACTCGTGAAGGTTTAGTTGCTAAATTATACAAAGTTGAAGATAACAAGATTTTATATACTGTGACTTCAAGTACAAGGAAAAAACAATATATTGTTACAATTCAATTACTTGGATTATCAGGCAATAAATTAAAATCACTTAAATCAGCTTTAAATGGTGATATAAAAATTCGGTGTAGTTGTCCAGCATTTTCATTTCAGGGATATAAATATATTACATGGAAGAGTCAGGTCGGTATTGATAAAGAATTACGAGCACCTGATAAACGAAATCCAAATAGAGAAGGCATGGCTTGTAAACATATATTAGTTGTATTAAATCAGATTAAATCTGATTATGCAAAGATTCATCAAATGTTTAAAGATCAGGTTGCTGATGATAGGTCAAATCAGAATGAAAAGCCAAGCTTAAAAGACAATTCAACTAGTGATACACCAACTGAGCTTGATATTGAAATTATTACTAATTTTAAAGATGCTTGTGATAAACTATATAAAGATTATACAGACTTTTTGAATAGTGATCATTTAAGTGATGCTACATTTACAGATAGTAAATTTTATGATAAAGTTGATCCAAGTGCTATCCTAGCTGATTTATCGAAACCAGTTGCAAAGTCATTAAATGGCAAATTTATTGGTAAATGTAAATCACTTATAGATATACTTAAACTTATTGATCAAAAGCAAAATGGATTTAATGTATTATTATCATCTGATGTAAAAGCTTTAACAAAGAAATTAAATTCAACTATTAATGCTACTGTTGAATCATATGTTAACAATATGATTCTCTCTTTAATGTGTTCATAGTGGAGGGATCATGTTTTATAAATCATCTTTAGGATGTATTGAGTACTATGATGAAGTACTTCGTATATCAAAATTATGTGATCCAACAATGTTATTCATTCTTGGTCTTGAAGCTGTAGTAACACCACAGGAAGACTATTATAGAGATATTCCGGTTATAGATCCTGAAACTGGTAAACAACAGATTGATCCAGAGACTAGTGATCCAGTGACTAAATCTGTTATTGATACTACAAAACTAAGAGAAATAATTATATATAAAGATAGAATTAATGATCAAGAAATTTATGATAAAATTGTTAATTACTTGAAAATAACTGGTGATACTTTAGTACACGAAGATTATATAGAATTTTATTGTGCCGGCATGAAAATTTTTATGGATCAGATTACCGGTAAATCTGATAATAGAATTGTACCAATTGTATTTCATGATGCTAGACAATATAATGTAGCATTATCTGATGAAGCTAGACTTGATTTTAATAAAATTTATTCAACACTATCTGAAATTTTTAGTACAGCTGGACAAAAAAGTCAAACTTATAAATACATTGACTATAAAGCAATGTATTCATATGCATTAGGTGTACTATATGGCTGTAAATGTTTGGGCTATTCAGATGATATAATTTGGCGACTTGATCCATCAATGTGGTATACAGGTCAATATATCAGTTTAGTTTCAACTGCATATTTAACATTCAACCATAGATACAATCATCCTATAAAGTGTATAGATCACGATAAAAAGCTACTTTTTAAATATAAAGGCATTCAACCAAATAAATTATGGAACTTTGATGAATCTTCAATAACAGTAGCACCTGATGGTTATACACTTACATTATATTATGATTTATCACGTCTTATTAGTATATATGTGTTTAATGCTGATAAATCATTATTGTGGGATGGTAATGTAGCTGTTCCTATTGTAAATTTTGGTTATACTAAAACACCATCAGAAATACGTGAAATATACTTTGATGTACTTGAATTAGAACCAAGTTCATATACTTTACGTTATAATAAAGCATCTGAATATGGTTATTGGTCAGAAGATTGGTTACCAAAGCAATGGAAACAAAGTCTTGAAGGTGATTTATTTTTAAAAGATAGTTTGATTTCATTATATATTAATGAGTCTATCATTGCTAATGATATTCAAGACTATACTAAGACAGATAATGATTCATTAAAATATATTTATAACAATCGTACATTAGATCAGTTGACAAAGTTTAACCGTGGATTTATTCCATTATCTGAATTGTATAATAGTGGGATTACTACCTATCCATGTACAATTGTATATACTGATCCATATGGCAGATCACTTTTAGATACTGATGGAACACCACTTGTTTGGTATGACTCAAAAACTAAGCTATACTGGAATGGTGTAAATAATATAAATAAATGGCAAAGCAAATTGCCTGAAGCTGGTTTTGCTATAATGTATGATTCACTTGAACATACATATATAGACGTTAATGATAATCCAGAGCTTCAAATTATAATGTATAATGATGATAGTGATATTTCACATCTATATTTATGTACAGAGCAATTATCATTAATATGCTATGAACATTATTGGTATTATACAGATTTTTATGCTGTACCAAACTATGGCATTATTCGCAAACAAGCACAAGTATTTAATAACTTAATAAGTGATTCACCAATTGAGTGCTACGTTGATACATATTCAGATGAATATTGTATTCCTGGTGTTACTGATTATTGGATGTCACGTAGTGAGATAACAGATCTTGGATTCCAGTTTGTCGATGGTGTTTCAAGTCTATATCTTTGTACAGATAAACTTAATCTTGTATATGACATTGATTTAACTGATTAAATAATGGAACATTACTAATGTTATACTATTATAATAATAATTGGTATTCATATAATGAATTATATGAAAATTTTGGAATAACAGCACAACCAGCAAATCCATGTACATTTTATGATTTAAACCTAACTGAATATCCTGGTTGGGAATATGAATCAAATGTGTGGATTGTACAGGACAATCATTGGTACCCTATAAATGAGTTACCATATTATAAAAAACTTGATGATTCACTTGACATATATTTAATTGATCAGTTAGTATCATTAGATCAATATGGTTTACGAGATAATGTATTAGCAGTTTATGATGATCAATTAAATACATATAATTATTTTCATCAGAACTACGGTATTACTGAGACACCATCAAGAATACATTATATAAAAGATGGTATTATAAAATGTTGGTATAATCAAGATATAAATCTTTTTTGGGATGTAGATACTAAACAGTGGCTAGAAATAGCACCAACATATTCAGATGATACAACTGGTGTTGGCAATATTAATCAGATCGGTGCAACTGGTATGTTCTTATACATGGGCAATGACACACCAAGCTATGGTACATTTGTTGCAGGATCATTGTTACAACCAATAACTGTCGCATTCCCATCATCTGGTGAATTAAATTACACTAGAATTAATGCACATACTATTACAGGTACATGGCGAATTATGTCTGATGTAGTAAAATCAGAATCAATTGTACTTGCAAAGAAGGTTTCAGATGATAATTCATTGATTACAAATTCTGATAGTGATAATATGAACTTAAATAGTAATATTACTTCAATTCAATACGATTTATAATATATTTATAGAGGTGTGAATATGTTAAAGTTTACTGTACAAGATACATCTTGGTTTGATCAACAATCTTCAGTTTTAATAGACAGTATTGCATTATATAAAGGTGGCAGCAGCAATAGCAGCCACCGGTAGTTCATCAGTAACGTTTGCACGTGGTGATATATTACAATCTAAAACAGGTTGTAATGTGAATACTATATATTATGCTTTACCAAACTGTATAACTTCAATTACAACACCTACCTCATCTACTTCAGCAAACCTTAGAAATATGATTGGAAGCTCTGTTTCAGGAACATTTAGAACTCTTTCACGCCTTGTTATTTATGGAGATACAAATCAATGGTATGTATTACTTGCAATTAGAACTGCATAGATTTGCTGGAGGTTATTATTGAAGTTAAAATACTAAGTGCTAAGTATTTAAACAATAAAAAGAATCAGATTTCTGTAAATATAATTTGCGAGGAACTTAATGGAGCAGAGCCTTTCACTTATTTTGTTTCATTAGATGACAGAGATACTGCAACATTATGTCAATATCTAATTTCAGAAATTGAGCTTGGTCATATTACAATTCAAGAACCTGATAAACTTCCTGATTTTGTATTTGCTTCTGAAGTTCGTTATAAACGAGATTCTATTTTGAGCACTACTGATTATCTTATTCAGCCAGATTATCCATTATCAGAAGCACAAAAAGATGAAATAAGAAAGTTTAGACAGTTATTACGTGATATTTCACAACAACCTGGTTTTCCGGAAAATGTAGTTTGGCCAATAGTTCCAGATTGTATAAAAGACAAGATAATTGTTGAAATACCTTCATAGGCTAAACTTTAAAGTTTATATAAAGCTAATACCAATTGGTATTAGCTTTATTTTATTTATAACAGGTCATAAACATATCAATACTTTTAATTAGTGCACAAACTATTATGCTAATAAATTATCATTTTTATAGGTTACACTATGAGTACTATGGATTTAGAGAATAGAAGAATATTTTATAATGGTGAGCAAGAAAATTATGATTATTTTCATGAGCATTACGGTGTAACTTTTACCAAATCAACAGTAACATCTGTATATAATAATTTTCTGCAAGAATTTACAGCTTGGATTGAAAATGATACTGGCAATAAATATGTCTTTGTCTTAGATGTAGATCAAAATGTAGATCCAAGACCAGATCGTTCAGGTCATTGGTATTCTCAAGATAGCATGAATTATTGGTTTAAATCTAGTACAACTGATACAATATATTATATCAGTACAGAATTACACCTTGATAAATACATAAAGCGAAATGAAGTGTTATACAATTATAATGGTGAATTAGCTTCGTATCAATCATTACATGATCTACATGGTATTACAAGAACACCATCACATACATATTACACAAAAAATGGTGTTCCTATATGCTGGTATAATCGAGATGAAGAACTTCCATATTGGGATGTTGCTACAACGCGATGGTATTTAGATCCACCAGTATATGGCGAAATTTCTGTTGGTACAAACGACATTGGATCCGTTGGCTTATTCTTATATGTTGGAAGCGAAACAAGAATATCATACGGTTCTGTGGTAGATGGCTCAAACTTAAAGCCTGCATGTTTGTCTTTCCCGAATTCCGGCGAATTATCAGTGTCAAAAGCAGAAAATTATACACTTACAGGTTCATGGAAGATCTTATCTGAAATCTCACATACAACGAATTTGAATGACATTATTGTATTTGCATCAAAGATTTCAGAATCTAGCACTGATAATGCTACAAATAATACAAGTAACTCAGTAAATGAATATAATTTATAATTTGTCAAAGTAGAGGCTATTATGATTGATTTTAATATAGTAAATGGTATAGGTTCAGCAACAGAATCTAACCCATTATTAATAGACAAATTAGTACTAGTTATTGAAGGTACTACAAAAATAATTACCAAATTTATTGGTGCTGTAGTATCAGATGACTCTGAATTAGGTAATTATCTTGTTATAAATTTTAATGATACCAGTGATGAAGCCTATACAATCAGTAAAATACGATTAATGGACATCAATGGTGGTATTGTTGCTGAGTCACCTGAATTATCTTTAGTTAAAGAACAAGGAAATTCATTGCGTGTAAGACTATCTGCACGTTTTCCTGGTGCAGCAGCATGTACATTTTATAATATAAGTATAAATATTCCTTATGCAACTAAAAATCGTGATGGTTTAATTAGATTAGCAAAAGAAGACGAAGATAATAAGTCTATTACAGTTTATTCAGCTGAAGACACTGATGCACTTATACAAGATAATTTAGTTGATACAAGTCAATTTGTGTCTTGGGATTCAGGTGTATTAACTGCTAGTCAGTTAAATCTTGTAGAAAATTATAATAGCCCAATTAATCCAGTTAGATTAAATAAATCATCTAACAATGGTAATAGCTTTTTAAATATTACTGATGGTTATATTGGTGGTAATGCTGTTACAGATAATCCATCTTTTGATCAGAACACCAATATAGTTGCTACACCACAAGTAGTTACTGCTAATTATATTAGTCAACTATATTCAAATTCTGTTTTAGATGGTAATGATGAAGCTACAGATAAATTAGTATCTGGTGCTGCTGTAGAATCATATGTTACAGACAGATTAGCTTCAATCGATACATCTGCAGATATGCAGGAAGCACTTAATACATTATATGTACATAAAACTGGAAATACACCTGAAACTATTACAGGTGAAAAAACATTTACAGACTCTGTAACAATTTCAGGTAATAATAAACAGCTAACCACACCATCAGTATCATCTGGTGAATATACTGGTGATGGTGTATATAATACATATAATAGTGAAACTTGGATTAGCAGTTCTAATTTATCAAAGATACCTACAATTAATGCTATTCGTTCAGCTATTTCTAGTATTAGCTCATCAGTTTCAGGTAACACTCAGCAATTAGAAGAGACTTTATCTGATTTATCAGATGATGTTAACGCTTTAAAAGCTGCATATAATTTTGCTGATGTTGTTGCTACAAAAACAGCTCTAAATCAGCTTAGTACCACAAATCTTTTAAATAATGATAAAGTACTAGTATTAGTAGATGGTGATGCTGGAGACATTTCAACTGTATATCGTTTAGTTAAAGGTACAGGTGGAAATTCTGATACTTGGAATTATCTTAATAGTATTAAGACAGATTCTTATACAAAATCAACAGCTGATAGTACTTTTATAAAAACTGCAAATTTAGCACAATCTATTAGTTCAAGCACTAATCCTAATGCAGATGTTCCATCTGTTGGTGCTATCACAGATTATGTTGCTGATCGAGAATCTAATTATTATAACAAATCAGCTGTTGATGGTTTAATTGCAAATGTTCAGTCTTCAAATGTAAATGATGCAACATTGACAATTAAAAAGAATTCTTCTGATGTTGGTGATACATTTACTGCGAATGCTTCTCAAAATAAAACAATCGATTTAGATCTTGCAACTGTTGCTTCAACAGGTGATTATGGTGATTTAATTAATAGACCTAAAATTCCAATAGTACCAACTAATATTTCAGCATTTACAAATGATGCACAATATGTTACACAAAATGATATTGCTGGATTAACTCCAGGTACATCAAATTATTCATTTGCAGATGATCCAAATGTACCAAATTGGGTAAAATCATCAACTAAACCAACATATACAGCAAGTGAAGTTGGGGCTCTTCCTGATAATACAACAATTCCTGCACAAGCTAATAATGCAAAATTAACAATTAAGAAAAACACAAATGATGCTGGAACAGAATTCACAGCAGATGCTTCAACAGATGTTGTTTGTAATTTAGGATTATCAACTGTTGCAACTTCAGGTGATTACAATGATTTAAGTGGTGCACCAACATTTAAAACAATTAATGGCGAACAAATTACAGGCTCCGGAAATATTTCAGTAGTAGCTTCAGGCTCAAATGTTGGCCAAGAAAACGTTATTGAGGCCATTTCTGTAAATAATATTAATCAAGCGCCTGTAAATAAAAGTGTTAATATAACAGTTCCAACAACAGTAGCTGAATTAACAGATGCAAGTAATTATGTTCAAACAAGTAGAACAATAAATAGCAAAGCATTATCTTCAAATGTAACACTTACACTTGATGATATTGCAGATGGAACAAATAGAAGTATACCAACAGTTAATAATTCTACTATTACTATTAAGAAAAATACTAATGACACTGGAGATACATTTACTACAAATAATGCAACCACTAAAACAATTAATTTAGGATTATCAACTGTAGCAACTAGTGGATCATACAATGATCTTTCTGATAAACCAACTATACCAACAGTTAATAATGCTACTTTAACAATAAGCAAAGGCGGCACTGATAATACAGGTTCAACAACATTTTCAGCAAATGCCTCTTCAAACGTTACAATAAATCTTGGTTTACACACTGTTGCAACAAGTGGATCATATAATGATTTAACAAATAAACCTACAATTCCAACAATACCAACTAATCATGTAACAACTGATACAACACAGTCAATTTCTGGTGCAAAAACTTTTAGCAATAGTGTTACATTTGATGGTACTGATTCAGATATAGCAGTATCTGATGGTGCTATGTCTTTTACAGGTACCGATATAACAAGTGGAATTACATATACTTATACATCAACAATTCAGCAAGATGGTTTGCGTTTAAATATACAACCATCTGCAACTCCATCTTCATGGACCTTTAATACACCACCAATGCCAGTAGTTTCAATTGGCAATAGTTCATCAACATCAGCAGATTTTTCAACATCTTTATTAACACTTAATGGTGATTCATCAAATAAATATGTAGTAAAACCATCAAATCCAGCCGGCGCAGATTTAGGTGCATTATCAAATAAATTTGACAGTTTATATGTAAAAAATATTAAAGCAACTGGAACTGTATTACCTGTTGCTTATTGCAGCACCGATGCCGGTACATATGCTAAAAATGCAACAATATATATTGGAAAAGATAGTCAAGATAATCCTATATATGCTTCAGACTATGAATATGTTGACAATTCACTAATTCTTGTACATTTTGCTAATACAAATACGTCTGATAGTCCAAAACTATACATTTACGGAGATTTGCATAGTAATGGCCAACCATATTACAGACCAATTTATTTCGGTGCAGATATTAACACTATTAATGCAGAGTTAGCTTTACAAAATACAGTATCACTTGATCCAGATAATCCTGATTATGAAAATTATTTAAATACGCCTGGTAAATCATCATTTGATTCATGGCATGCTGGCGAAACAGTTTTAATGCTTTGTCGATATGGCCGCTATTACATTGTTGGTAAGCAATACGGTGCGATGTCAATGGGTGTTGATACAACTGGTGCTAATATTGCAAACACACGCCCATCATATTTAGTACCAATTGATGCAAGACGTTTAAATAATGTTTCATCTATAAATACAAGCTTGCTTGCAAATAACAATGTACCAGTTGGTATTGGTTTTTATTCACGATTTTATTCTGCAAATGATCAAGGACCAGCACAAGTAGCTGATCCAACTAATCAATCTATAGCAAACGCTACACAGGGTTATTTATTTGGCTGTGGTCTTGGTGGTGTTATTGCAAACGCAATACGTGGTATATCATCTGTTGATTGGATGAGAAAAATTGATTATAATAGTACAGATTCTAAATATGATCCACAAACTGAAGTATCAAATACAATTAATAGTTCAAGTGGTGTTGGACAAGTTAGTTTAGTTTTATTGAAAAGAGAGCCTAACACTAATAGTACTGATCAAAATATCACATATGCACAGCGACCGCCATATGGTTTTGGTAACATTATTGGTTATAATCGAGATACTACTAAATATACAACATCTGGATCTGTTTTAGATTGTGATAGTGTATATCGTTTATCTACAAAAGACATACAATATAATCAATCTGGTACTGTAGGTAACAATACCGTAGAAATTAACAATTTAAATTATACATTTGACCAAAATAGCCCACTTAGTGGTGTATGGGCATGTTTAACACCAATACCATCAATTCCTGATAATGATTCAGATACATATTATTATTTAATACTTGCAGTAAAAGTTCAATCACAGGTCTTTTCATCCTAAATAGCTAATGGTAATTAATTATGGAAGAAAATAATAATCATAATGAGTTTAGTATTTTAAAGGTTCATTATCTTAATGAGCAACATACAGCTGCTAATTTAATATTAGGTAAAACTTTATCAGATGGATCAATCTGTGAATGCTTATGTACATTTGTTGTAAATGAGCCAGAAGAAAATGACACTTGGAAAACATTGAAACAAATGTATGATAATGGTGAATTTCCTGAAGATAAAACAGAAGCACTTCGTTTTCAACTTCAAAATAGAGTCACTGAAAAACAGATAAGATCACAACGTGATAAGCTACTTGAAGCTACTGATAAATATGTACTTGAAGATTATCCAATTTCAGCTGAACATAAATTAGAAGTAAAAACATATCGTCAAGCTCTTCGTGATATTACAACTCAAGAAGGATTCCCTGAAAATGTAGTTTGGCCAACTCGTCCTGAGTTTATATAATATAAAACAAAAGCTAGTACCTAGGTACTAGCTTTATCTATATTATATCAATAAATTTATAAAATAAACCAAATTACTTTTTAATGAGTTTATATTATGAAATATAAATCTTCAAATGGAATATTCTTTTATTACGATCCTGCATTATACACATGGAAGTTTGCAGACGCAACAATGCTATTTTTGCTTGGCTTTGAATCTGTAACAACATATGATAATACAGTTTCAGATAACATACTAATATCAAAACAAGTTTATAAAAGCTTTAAAAATAATCTATCTGAATTAGAGCATTTTGATATATTCGATAATATATACTTATTTTTATCAGCATTAAATCAGACTGAAGACTTTGGAAATTATTTAATATCATCTGTTAATGGTTTAAAACTTATGCTAAACGAGTTAACAGGTACAACAGACGATAGAACAATTCCACTTATATTCAAAAATGATGTAAATAAGCAATCAATAAATTTAAATAATCCAATGTATCGACTACCAGAATCTAGTCGATTATCAAAGTCTTACTTTGATTTACAAGCACAGAAAATTTGTGATATATTTGAAGATGCAGGTTTTAGCACAGATAATCTAGTATTTTATAGAAAACTAAGAAATTACTTTGTAGAAAATTATACTACAAATAGTATGTCTGCACAAGATATATCTGATGATCTTTATAGAACAGATCAGAAGTATCAAAGAATTAATTCTACTGATTATGATTCATTTATTTTTGAATCAATTACTGAATATAACAAAACATACTATAGTCGCTATACTGAACGATGTAATAATGCAGCAATATTTTATAAATTAGATTATGCCGCAATGTACTCATATGCACTAGGCGTATTATATGGATGTATCTGTTTAGAGTTTCCAGCAAAAGCCGTATTTAGATTAGAACCAAAATACTGGTATAATGGAACATATTTCAATTTAGTAAATACAGCATGGCATTGCTTCAAATTTGCATATGTACAGAATCATTGGTATTATGGTGATGATAACAATGATGATTTGTCAAAGTATAACTCTATAATTGAAAATAAATTAAAGAATTATTCAGATTTAAATGATGACATAGAGTTACATCGAGATGATCGATTTCTTTGTATTGTATATTTGGATAATGGTAAAGCTAAATTTGAGCCAATAATATATTCATATTCAAAAAGTCCTGAGACTAAAGGTGATTATATAAGTTTATTTGAATATGATTCAAATGATTATAAACACGTTGATGAACTATTAGAACGAGAAGAGCCAACAGGAATAATATCACCAAATGAATATATTCCAATGTATATTGGTCCAGATTTAGTAAAAGTTTATAGAGCTTATAGTTATACTAAAATAAGTGGCTATAATGAATCTGATTTAATTAATTCAACTGCTGCAAGCTATTTGTCACCAGCAAATACATCTGATACGGCTCAATGTAATTATTTTATTGCAGCTGGTAATTTTGGATGGACTCCATTTTTTGAAGATGAATGGCGAAGAGTACATAAATCTACTGAAAAAGTAACTGTTAGAGGTCGTACACGAGACGTCTTTAGCTATGAGCAGATTCATAAAAATGCATTAACTTTAATGCCAATGGAATTTTCTGAACTTCCAGCTGATAAAGTTGAAGATGATAATTCTGAAAATTTAAATACATCTGAATCTAATGAGTCAACAGATTCTGAGCAAGATTTAAATACTGATAATCAGATCATTACTAATGATGTAATAGATGTAAGTGATTCATCAGATACTGATACAAATGCTGATGAATCAACAAATACTGATACATCAAATAATCAACAATATCTATATTTTGGAAGTGCTATTAATAAAAGTTCAGGTGAAATTATTTATTTCTATAAAGGCTTAGTTTATTGTAGTAATGATAATTTAATTAATGTAACTGAATGTAATGATGAAGATTATCACAGCTATCTATATGGTATATTCGATGGTTCATTAGATTTAGACAGCGAACCAATAGGATTTCCAGAAAATAAATCATTTAAATATATCATATCTGATAAATTATATAATGAAAACTTTGTACAGCTACCAGTTATAGATGGTTTTTCAGAACAAACTTATTATGATATAAACAAACCAATTATATTATATACTGATAATACAGATTATTATAAATATGAATCAGAAGATGATATATTGAAATCATATCCGTTATCTGCATCAGGTTATACAGATACAAAATCTAGTATAAAATTAGCATACTTTGATAAAGTAACTACTGATGAAATTACTGATAACACAACACATGAATGTGTTGAAATTGAATTTAGATATAATACAACTAGTAAGCACAATCTTAAAAAATATTGGACTTCAGATAAAAATGTACCTGATATTAATGCTAAAGAATGGTATCAGGCATTAAATGATAGTCTTTATTTTAAGAACAAAGATAAGCTAAAATTATATCGTGGTGAAAAAGATTTAGGGAAGTTTAATACTTATTACAATTCTACAGAATCTGAATCATTAATATCTATATTTAATGATAACAAATCACATTTCACATTATTAAGTCCAAATAATTTAGGCTTTTTATTAGTTGGAAACTTTGATAATCGTTTAGAATATCCATATTCATTATATAATAAAGCTGGTATTACAGAATATATTTGCACATTTATTGTAAAAGATACAAATGGCGAGTATTTTACAAATAGTGGTACCGCTGATGGTTGTCCTAATGTTTGGTATGATAAAATCCATAAACTATATTGGAATGGTACACACAATATCAATAAATGGCAAACAATAAAACCAAGTTATAATAATTGTCTTGGTTATAATTCTGAAGATAACACATTTTTTGAAGTTATTGATGATCCAGAACATAGACAATTAACAAAAGATACTGGTGACATCGTATCTTACGATGAATTTTATAGTAATCCATATGTTGGACTTATTAAATATCAGCTTAAAGCATTTAATATTACCGAAAATGTCTTTGGTGCAGAATCAGAACAAAATATTGTTATGTGTTATGCTGATGATAGAGGAATTCCAGATGATGGTACACCTGAAAGCATAAGCAATTGGATTTGTTGCATTCCAGGAAAAACCACAATTTCTGATACAGATAATAATAATGAAATAAAAACCGTTTGGGTTCCTAGAAATCACTTATTAAGCGAATATAACTATAGAATAATTGATGGAAAAATGTTATTATATACCGGCGACGACGGTCGCAATTGGATATATGATGACGATAATCGTGATTAATAATATCAATTTATTAAGTTGATTTACTTTAATTTACCAACTTTAATTAAAATTGGAGATTTTAATATGCTAAAATTTGAAAGACTTGGCCATGGTAGTTTAATTAATGATAAATACCGTTATGGCGCACTCGTTGATGAAGTATCAGACGTAAAAGTTACAATGGTACTTGATCAGTTAGATGATATGTCCGCTGAAGACGCTAAAGCACCAGAATGTACTTTTAAAATTCGTCACGTTGGAACTGGTACCGTATTAGAAGGCCACCGTTCACTAGTCGTGCGCGAACCAATTGAAATTGATCCAGCTGCTTGTGAACTTAAAGTTACAGCTACACTTAAACGTGTTGTTCCAAAAGGTAAAATAGAATTAGATCTTTCTGATGTATTTGTTAAAGATTTAGCTGCTGCTGATCCATTACCAGAAATTTATGCAGATAATGGTGCCAAATGTATGCTTGCAAAAGATAAAGCTGTTATTACATTATCAGTAGCAGCACCAGAAGGCGGCGCCGAAGTTACTGTTAAAGGCTTTGAACTTGCAAAAGGTGTCGCAACAACACATAAAAATGCTGCAAAAGTTAAACTTGAACTAGGCGAATATCAGGTTCACTTTATAACAGTTCTACATGAAAATGTAGAAGATACACATATGCCTAACCTAACAATGTTAGAGTTCATTAAGCATTGTCCTGATGTTCTACCAGCTATTCATGCTTAATAAAACATAATATATAAATTTAGCGTAGAATATATATTCTACGCTATTTTTTTATTATATCTATAATAATAAATCAATATAAAAATATTCACATTATATGCTAAATAATTTTATAATCAGCAAATAATATGATTATATCTAATAAATATATTTACAATATACGTTTATAAGTACTACTTATTTCGGAGGGTATAATGAAGGTTTTTACTGAATCAATTATATCCGAGATGAAAGCTACAAATGAGAATAAATCATCAGGCATTTTATGCACCCTAGTTGGGCCATGTATGGAATTTGGTGCAGTTAATCGAAATAATCGCATTTATTCTCGAAAATTAGTAGAAGATCGGATATTACATAACCCTACAGTACAAGAATGTATTAAAAATAGATCAATGCTTGGTGAAGGTGGTCACCCTGAGAATCGCATAGACATTAGTTATCCACAGGTTGGAATATCATGCAAGAAATTATGGATTCCAGAAGGCGATGGTAATTTACTTTATGGCGAATTTGATGTACTTGATACACCAACCGGTCGAATTCTTAATACATTAGCACAATATGGCACAAAGCTTGGAATTTCCGCTCGTGCTGTTGCTGATTCAATTCAAAAAGATGGTCATGAAGTAATTCTTGAGAATTCATATGAATTAATTACATTTGATGCTGTTACTGAGCCTGGATTTAAATGTGCAAGACTTGAAAAAGCAGATCCAATATCTAAACCATTAGAAAAAATGACTACTTCAGAACTTAAAGAATCTGCTGCTGCTCTAAAGTCATTTAAAAATCCAGTGTTTGAATCTCGTATTAGAACACTTGACAATGAAATTTGTAAACGAGAACACAAGATAAATATTAATGAAATGATGAAATCTGTTAACCGACTTTCAGATTCATTAGAAGCTTCTTTGAAAAAATTTAATAGAGTTAAATATGAGAGTAAACTATCAAATCTTATAAAAGAAGCAAAGTCACTAATAAATGAAGCTAAAAGTCAGAAACCTCATAACATTATAAATGAGTCTTGTCAAAAAGTTACAACACAATCCGCTCCAATATCTAATAAATATATTACCGATGATTTAAATATCATTAAATTCAATGATGAATCTAAGTTTAATGAGAATTTAAATACTGATACAATTTTTAATAAAAATAATAATTCTCTATTAGAAAGAATGTGTACACATTTTAGGAGGAACTCTTATGAATAATGTCGTTATGGAAGCTTTCAAAAATAAGATTGCAGTTGTTGAGTCTGTTCGCGGTACAATGAGCGATGATGCGAAATCAACTCTTGCAAATGTATTAAACAATACAAGCAACGCTCTTAATGATCTTCGTACAATCCGTGCAGTCAAGAACGAATCTTTAGTTGATGGTGTTCCTGCTTCTCAGCTTGGTGCCGTTGATTGGTTCCCTGAACACTCAATCGATATGGTTAGTGCAATTTATGCAAGCCAGATCATTGATGATATTGTTTCCGTTCAGTCTATTGATTCACCTATTGGTGTAATTCGCTTTTTACAATATACTTATGGTAATACTCGTGGTAACGCTAAGAAATTTGGTGTTGCTATTGATCAGTGGGGCGCAATGCGCGGTGCTGATGCTGGTATTTTTGCAGCAAATGAACGTGTTGATTCCGAACCTGCTAATGTTGAAGAAGCTGGAGAAAACAACTCAGCTAAAGTTCATGGCTTTATGATGTATCTACCAGTTAAGGTAAAAGAAGAATGCCCAATTGACATTCATAATGAAACTGAAAACTGGACATTACGTGCAAAACCAACAAAATGTGAAGGTTGGGTTGTTGGTTCAGTAGATAGTGATGGATTCTTCTCACCAGTTGAGGTTACAAATGGTACGGCTCCAGCATTTTCAATTAATCCAGTTTCAGGTGAATTTTGTCTTGAATTAAATGGTGCAACTAATGATTTTGCACTTTCAGGCACAGATGCTGTTTCAACATCATATTATCAGGATCTTTCATTTGCACCATCTAATACAGAAGCTCTTGAACTTCGTCTCCGCACTGAAATGATTAAGGCTGTACCTCACAAGATTCGTGCAAACTTCGCATTTGATGCTTCTTATGCACTTTCAAAAGCCCATGGTATTAATGTTGAAGAAGCTCTAGTTAACGCTTGTACAGCAGAAATTCGTCAGGAACGTGATAATGAAGTTATCAGTCTATTAATGCGTCAGGCTAAGAATACATCTACTTGGGATCGTCAGGTAACCTCTTATATTTCACAGCACGAACATGATATGAGCTTTATCTCTGAAATCTTTGCTTGTGCTTCCAAGATTAATTATGAGACAAAACGTGGCTTTGGTAACTGGGTTGTTGTCGGCCGCATGGGTCTTAATATTATTAAATCTGCTGGTTCTGGTCACTTTAAAGCTACTGGTGCTACACTTCCTAACAATGGCGCATTCGTTGTTGGTGAAATTGAAGGTCAGATTAAAGTTATTTATTCACCATACATTCCAGAAGATGCTTATCTCGTTGGTTACAAAGGTTCCGACATGGACGCCGGTTTCGTAGTTGCTGACTTCCTACCAATTACAAAGACTGATCTTGTAATGCTTGATGACTTTGTTGGTCGTCAGGGTCTAGTTTCCTACTATGGCGTTAAAATGCTTTGCCCAGCAATGTATGTCCGTGGTAAGATTATCAATGGTGAACTCGGTCGTTAATCTATAAAATAGTTACATAACTAAAATAAAATACCCAGCTTATGCTGGGTATTTTTGTATATAAAGATTAGTATTTTGATGTTTGTATAAAATTATAAACAGATAATATCTAATACATATAGTATACTAGTGATTTATATATAATTTTATAGGAATTTATTTGTATGGCTAATATAGATTGGAAAGTTGTATGGGAAAACACATTAAAAAATAAGGAACTTTTCCCAGTGAAATTTTGGGATAAACATACAATATCTGTATTATGTCCAACTCGCTTTAGTAGTATCGGTAAAACATATATTATAGTTGAACCTACATTTAATGATGCTTCAATTTCTCTTGATTTAATGACATTTAATGATAATATTGACATTACAGATATTTTATCAGAAGAAGAGCAAGAGAAATTTCATAATAAAGTTAAATCTACCGGCGATTTAAAACATTTAGTAGATAAACTTGTTAAATATGAATTTAATAATAAGATTTCAGATAAATTTTTAATTAAATCTTCAGGATTTGATTCAAACGAGGATGCTGAAAAAGCACTTGTTGATTATTTAAATAATAAAGCTACAGAGAGTGGAAGAATGTTTGACGATAAACTTGATGAATTAAATGATTGTATAGATTCAAATGAAAGACCAACTGTAGAATCTATTAGACGTGATCGTGCACTTATTCTTAGAAAGATTGAAAGCATATTAAACAAACATTACTCTTGGAAGTCAACTAAGAATGAGTGTTATGATGATTCTGTTGTTGAATGTTATGATGATAATGATAATTTAATGGCAGTAATTTCATTAGTAGATGATTGCGTTATTGTAGATTTAGCAAAAGGTATATATGCAAAAGTCGGATTAATTCAGTCTGACGAAGAAATTGAACAAGAATTGTGTGCAGATATTGATGATGCAAAAGATATTATTGCAGATCGTGAAATTGATCAGCTAAAAGATGTTGTTGCTGGTAATTTAGAGGGCGATTCAACAGATCAATATGATGCACCTGTTGAACCTGATGATGAAGATGAGCAGCTTGCAGATTTAGAACGACGTTTATCTAGGTTAGAAAGTCTATATATTAATCGTAAGCTAAAAAGACTTTATTAATTTTGGAGTGATTTAGTATGAGCAAAGTGCAATTAAAATTAAAGTTAAATTCAAAAGTACCAACTAAAGTTTATGCTACAAATGGAAAGCATTATATGCTTCAGCCAGGTTCAAATGTGCTTAGTTTAGAATATAATGATTATGTATCATTAACAAAAGCACTTGGTATTAAAACAAAAGATGAACTACAGAGCAAAGCACCTGAAAAACATGAAGATGCTGAACCAACTATGGAACAGCCAGAATCAAAAGCTGATGATACTAAATCAGATACTGAACCAAAACTAGATGAATCAGCTCCAGCTGAACAAGATGCCAATGAAGATAATTCATGTGCTGAAGATACATGTGAACCAGCTAATGAAGAGCTTCATGAAGATCCTACACCAGTTGAAGATACACCAGAGCCAGTTGCTGAAGATGTACAAGAGCCAGTTGCTGAAGAACCATGCGATACCGATTATACAACTATGTCATATGTACAACTTAAAGCTGAATATAAAAAAGTAACAGGCAAATCTTGTAAGCTAAAGAAAGATGAAATAATCGCATTCTTACAGGAACACAATTCAGATGTTGAATAGATGTTTTATATTAGATACAGTAAAAACTAGATTAGGTTATCCTGTAATTGATTTAGCAATTACGGATGAGATGATTGATAAACAAATTACAAATGCGATTAATCATGTTGTTCCATATCTTAATAATATGGAACTTATAACAACATATTCACCAACTGTAAAGTTTGAGCATAATCGCATTTTTGCTGTTGTACGAGTTACATCATCATCTGCAGATGATGAAAATATCAATATTGATAAAGCAATCAATCAAGGGTTTTATGTTATAAACGGCAGTAATTCACTTGTTAACTGTGCTTTATGGAATTATTATACTGACTCAGTTCAAACTGATTTAAACCCAGTTGGATTTAGATTAATTGGTGATACAGTATATATTGATGGTGGTAATTCACCATGGACTATAGAAGCTATTACTGATAGATCAGTCGCCACAATGACAGAAGATTTTGTTAATTGGGTTATTGATTATACAGTTGCATTAGTAAAATGTATAGAAGGTGAAATACGTTCAAAAGTTAAAATTACTGGTTCACCAATTGAAACAAATGGATCTGAGTTAAAGCAAGAAGGCATTACTGAAAAAACTGCTCTTGAAGAAAAGCTTGGTACACAACTTGGTTTATTTTATGCTACTAGATAGCTTATAATTATATATTTATATAGGATGGGTAATTATGCTAAGAACAACTGAAATTAAATCAATTATGCGTAAGCTTCGTGAGGATTCACAAGCTGCAGAAGTTAAAGCTGATGAATCTGAAGTTAAAAATGAATCTCTTATTACAAATGAGGCTGATGAAGTCGATTCTGAAAATGATGTATCTCAAGCTGATTTATTACTAGCTCGACTTGAAGATATTATTGCTCGTTTCGAAAAAGCACTTGCTATTGTAGATGATGAAGATGCTGATGCAGAAGCTGAAGATAAAGAAGCACCTGCTGAAGAAGAGAGTGAATCTGAAGAAGATGCAGTTCCCGAAGAGGAAGCACCTGCTGAAGAAGAGGGTGAATCTGAAGAGGAAGAATCTACAGAAGAAGAGTCTTATGAAAGATCACTTGAAGATCGTCTTGCTGCATTAGAACGTCGTTTTACAGAATCTCGCCGTCGTAAAGCTTGTAGACGTCTTCGTTATTAATATATAATTTGAAATAATTTCCTTAAAGTTAAAAGGATGTCTCTATATCAAATGATTATAGTGCATCCTTTATTTGTATTATAATTATTTATAGGTGAGAAATTAAAATTTATGAAGTCAATTCTGTCTCCGTATGATGATTTCAAATTTAATGAATATTTTTTAAATTACATTAAATCACAACTAAAGAAGCATTGTGCAAAAATAAAAGATGAAGATAGAAAATATTTTTTAGATGATAGTAGAAATTATTTTACACCAGAAGATATTGTTGATTCATTATCATTAAATGGAAGAGTGATTTACTTTAATAACAGAGCATTAATTAATCATGCTGTTTATGATTTAAGTCAAAGATTTTGGTATGACGAATTGAAATTTGCAAATAACCTTATACGAAAACTTTATCTTATATATAAGAGAAAAGACAATCAGATACAGCAAAGTAAATTATCACGTGAAAAGAAATCGACATATGTGAGATAATATATGACAAGCTTATTATATAGTGATAAAGAAAAGTGTTTATATGATTCTTTTATTTCAGAGGCTTTTAGACTTTTTGGTATAAGTTGCACATTGTATGATGTTCATAGTACAAACATGTACAATGATGATCGTATTCTTGATAAAGGTATACCATATAAGATTCTTTTACAAGAATATGTAGATACACGGTTATTAGCTAATCTAAGGTGGTCTACAATTGATGCAGATCGTGAAGCTATTATTGCATTAGCTCCACTAACATATTGCGGTAAAAAATATAATCTTCATGAATTTAGCGTAATAAAGTTAGCCAATGGTGATGTGTATCAAATACGTGAGGTTAATTCACAATATTTACTTCACATGAGCTATGCTTTAAAGCTAATTACATATAAAGAAGAAGATAATAGACCACGAAAAGAATCACAGATGAAAACTAATTATATGAATACTACTCGTGAAGAGTTAGAATAAACAATTTGATTGAGGGATTGTTATGTTAGATTGTCGTGATTATGATCTTGCACTAGTAGATCGTATAAAAACATTTTATGCAAATACTCATTGGATAAATAGAATGACAATCCCTATTAAAGAAATCCGTGATCAGAAATTATTAAATGGCTGTGAAGTGGATTTCCCGATTATTACTGTACGCAGAACAAATTGTCCTCTATTTTCTAAAGAGTATAATTCTTGGTCTAGAGCAAATGCTGGACAAACATACGTAACTGGACAAACACCTTTTTTCCAGCAATTAAAGCACTTTGATCCTGAGTTAACTAAAAAAATAACATCAGATGGTCATTATGATATTGTATCAGTTGTAAACTCTACATTTGAATTAACATATTATATAGATGTTATTTCTTTTGAGAGAGATAACTTTGATACACTGATGATTGAGCTACAGGAAAATTTATTTAGAGTACCATATATTGGATTTTTTAATATAAAATCTGACGGTACTCAAGATAAATTAGTAAAAGAACAAGCCTGCCATTTACTTGTTGAAGAAGTAGAAGATGCATCAGATCTTGAAAACTTTGATTCAGGCAATGCAATGTATCGTGGCATTATCACTGTAAAGGTAAATGCTTATATTTATAGAAAATATAAAGAGAAAGCTGTTGAGAAATTTAATAATAGTTTCCTGAAACAATATTTTGATGGAACTAATAATGGTAATGGATTTGACGATATTGATTACAGCTATCTATTTGAAGGCCAAGAAGGCATTGGCTTAGTTTATGTAGTTGATAAACAAGCTATTAAATCTAATCTTAAGGTTAATGATGCCAATAATAAAGATGGCGATAAAGATAATAATAACCAGTAGAAGTAGAGAATAATATTATGGCTGATATAACTTTAACAAACAATAAATTATTTAATACTGATGCTTATACTGGTGGTATAATTTGTAGAACACCCAAGACACTTAATAGTACATCAAAAGATGATGATGAATATGTAAATTGGTGCCATAGAGTTTCAACTAGAGATGAATTAGTTAAATACTTTGGAGATCCATATATTGATCCAAAAAACTATGCTGATCTAATACTTGCATATGATTTAGTTGCTAGAGATATTCCAGTTTGGATTTCATCGATATATGATATGAAAGACAATGATGATGAATTTGACATATCATATAACGGTTATACTGAATTTATGTTTGTTGATGAGCGAAGTGCTGATATTAGGTATGATACAGTTGGCTATAAATTAAAGTCTGATATTAAATTCTGTCAGCCAATTATAGAGTATACTTTCGATGGCATCAATAAATTAGACATCTATGTACATCGCTATATTTTAGACAAGTATATTAAAAAATCATATCTTAACTCATTTAAATTAAATGATACAGATTGGTATAATAGTGCTCACTATGAAGTGAAGCTTACTGAGCTAGAGAATTCACTATTTGATGAAGACGGTGAAATAATTGATGAAAATATTATTTATACTGATGCTGATTTCATTAAACAGCTAGCAAATGATGGCTTTGAACTAAAAGTTATACATGGTTATTGTGATAAAAAGGCTTTAATTAAAGCATTTGTACAAAACAAAAAAGTACACATTGAATATGACTCATATGTTTTATCATATGAAAAGCATATGAAAGATAACAATATTAAAAATCTTGCAGTTAGCAAATACAATGCTGGCATTCTTGATAAGAAAATTGAGCAAGATCATTATTGGTATAAAATTAATAGCGATGATTATGATTATTGCTTACAGCTTGTACAATGCGATGATGAAACTTATGAATTAAATCCTATTGCAGTTACTTATTATGAACAGGCAATAATAAATATCAGCAAGGTATTTCCAAAGCCACATATACTATGCTTAGGTAGACTTTATAGCAGTACAACATTAAAATCTACTGAATCACAAGTTGAATATACAGCCTATTCTAGGTTAGAAGACTTAAATTATAACGGTTATGCACATATACAAGAGTCATTATTAAGTATGTTTAATAGTGATTGTGATACATATCTATTTATTAACGCAATAGATAAAACTGCAAACACTGTTTATAACTATCTATTAAATAAAGAAAAAATTGTAATAGCTAATGAAAAACAATATTCACTTTCTGAATATGTTAACACTAGCGATAATTTCAATTGTGATTTATATTTTGGTTATGTAAGTGATACTATTACAAGTGCTCTTAAATATCATAGACCGATAAAAATTTATTACTCGACAGCTATACTTACATTTTATAATCTACTTATTAATAGTGTACAGTACGTTGCAAACAGTCTTGATAAGCTAAATATTGCAAATACAACTATTAAAGATTCAATTAATGAAGAATTAGCTGAACAGCTAGTTGATGTTAGGTGTAATTCAGTAGTATTATTTGATTCAGGTGCTCCATCAGTTTACGGAAATAAATCATTATCTAGATCGCCTAATTTACAATACAGTCATATATCACGAACATTTGTTTATTTACGGCGTTTAATACGTGAATACTTAGAGACGCAAAAGTTTGTTTTAAATACTGTATTTGTTATAGAATCAATAATAAACTATATTAAACGCGAGATACTTGATCAATTTATAACACGTGGAAATTTGCATAATTATAATATAAATTATACTACAGATATACCAACCAAGACGGTTTACATCACAATTGATCTTTTATTCTATGGATTTGCAAAAAGTATTACTTTAGACTTTACTATATAAATATATAATTATATTTGGAGGATAATATGGCAACATATGTTGGTACATTAGCAGGTCAGCAATACGGTGATGCTGCCCATTTTGCGAGCGCTTCCGGAAACTTTGAAGTTCAGCGTTCAAATCATTTTGAAGTTGTTCTTGACTTAGCTAAATTACAATTAGATGTTGATGGTGCTACAGCTTCCGAGCATATTAGATTATCTGTTAAATCAATTGGTGCACCAAAAGTAAGTGCTGAGCCAATTCAGTTAAAACATGGTAATGATACAGTAAAAGTTGCAGCTGCTCCACAGTTTGAAGACTTAGACATTACTGTATATGATACTATTGGACAAGACCAGGTTAATTTAATGCAGGCTTGGTTTAATAAAGTATTTGATCGTAATACAAAATTAATGGGTCTCGTTAGTGCATATAAAACAAGCGGCACTCTTTATATGTATTCACCAGATGCTTCTATTATTCGTAAATGGGATCTTCAGGGTGTATGGCCTAAAGGCTTTGGTCAGGCAAGTGAATTCTCATTTGATTCAAGTGAAGCACAGACAATCACACTTAGCTTATCAGTAGACCGTTATTTTGAAAGCCGCGTAAAATAGTTTATAAAATAAATTATGTGATGTATATAAAGGGTATAGTATTCTATACCCTTTTATTTTATTTGAGGCTTATATGAAAATCATCGCACTTTCAGATCAGCATGGAAATTTAGAATCTATAAAAAAGTCATGCGATGTAGTAGTAATTGCTGGAGATTGGTCACCTTTATATTGCCAGCAAGATTGTATGTCAGTTTTAAATTGGTGGGATAAGAAATTTGCACAATGGATGAAGACACTCAAGACAAATCATATTATTGTTATTCCAGGAAATCATGATTTTGCTTGTACTTATAGATTTTTTAAAGATGATCTTTATAAAATTCTTGATCGTCATAAACTGCTAGACAAGGTACATTATCTTTGTCATGACTCAGTAATTATTGATGGGTTAAAGTTTTATGGAAATCCAAATAGTGAATCACCAAATGGATGGTCTTTTTCGAAGCAATATAATCAGATATATGAATTCGATGATGACACTGATATTTTAATTACACATCAACCACCAAGATTTGGTAATGTTGGATTTGTTAAACAGTTTAATAAAGAGCTTGGATCTGTAGATCTTCGTAATGAGATTCTTAGATCAAACATAATATTAAACATTTGTGGTCACATTCATACAGGTGATCATAATCTCACATCAGTTATTCTTAATAATAAAAAGATTGCAAATATTAAGAATGTGTCTATTTTAGATGAAGATTATCGTGTTGCATATGAACCATCTGTAATTGAAATATAGGATTATATATGATACATTATTTGTGTGATACAAGTTGGATTTTATATAGGGGCTTTTTCAGCTGTTCTAAAGTGTGGCCAGAATATCCTGAAATACATTTTTTATGTAAGAAAATTGAGTCTTTACTAACTAGAAAAGATTCAGATTTATATTTATGTCTTGATGGCTTTAATACTAAAGGTCGTAGAATTTTAGGTGAAAGCTATAAAAAAGACCGCAATAAAGAAATGCATCGTAGTGTTTATGAAGCTATTCCAACATTTGTAAGTTTACTTCATAATGATAAAATAAAAGTTTGTTACAATAATAATTATGAGTCTGATGAAATTATCTATACTTTATCAAAGACATTAGATGGTAGGAAAAAGATTATATCAGGTGATAAAGATATATTTCAAGCACTATCAAGTGATGTTGTAATTGATAATGGTAAAAATTTAATTATCACAGAAGAATCATATAAGTTTGAATATTCTGATAAATTTTTTGAAATAGAGCCTAATAAATTACCAATTTTTAGAGCAATTACTGGTGATACAAGTGATACATTATATCCACCAGTTGCTAGATTTCCAAAGAAATTAGCTGCATATATTGTAGAATTACTAGATTATAATGGTGAATGTCCATCAATATATCAATTATGTAATGTTGAATCTTTATTAAAAGATTCTGATAAGAAATGGCTCAATAAACTTATTGATGCTTATGACAAATTTAGTACTAACTTTAATATTATGAAATTAAATGTTATCGAAGATGACTTTAATTGCAAATATGATAGAGAGCTTGTTACAATAAGTGATTTTCTTAAATCAAAGATCGAAAGATTAAATACATTATGAGGCAATTATGGATAAGAAATTAGAAGCTAGAATTGCTAGACTTGAAAAGCTAATTTCTCGCAAGAATGAAGCACTTGATCCTGTAGCATCTGCTGTTTATAGAACTGTTGATACTATAAGAGATGCTGTAAACGATTTATGTAAGACTTTAGCTTATAATGAAATTAATGATTATAGAGCTGTTGACATGGCACTAACTGTTTGTCAGAGTGAATTTTCTAAAAATGCTTATGACAGACTAGATTCAATTCTTGAAGACAGGAAAAATGGTAAAACATTCTAATTAGAATATTTTAGCTTTAATAAAACCAAGTTGCAATGTATACTAATATTTGTTACTTGGTTTTATTTATATAGGTTTACTTATGAATTTTGAGTTATCTGAGCTACAAAAAGAATCAATAAAGAAAATGCAGGAAATGTCTGCATGTATTCTTGCTTTGTCTCCGGGCACAGGGAAAACGATAACATGTTTGTGGCATGTTAAATATGATCTATTAAAAGATAATAATGATAAATGTATTCTATTTATTCCAAAATCGGCAAGGGCTGCATTTAAAAAAGAATTATCTACAAAGATGGAAATTCCAGCAAGTGAATACATATTTGTTACCGCTGGAAAAACATTTAAATATGAAGATTTGTCAAGTAGACGATATATTATTGTAGAGAATTCAGTTGTAAATAAATATATTGAAGATTTAATCGCTCTTGCTAGTACAAATACATGCCATCTTGTTATTGATGAAGCACATTCATTACAAAATCCAAAATCTGTATTCGCTAGTGCTGCATGGGAAGTTAGATGTTATTGTAAGAAAATTATTGCAATGACTGCAACTCCATTATTGAATGACATTGAAGGTTTATTTAATGTTTTACACTTTGTATATCCAAGAGTATTTCAATCATGGTTTAAATTCAGAGCTCATTATTGTATTACACAGGAACGTGTAATAAGAATGAAAAATCGTTTTGGTGCTGTAATTCAAAGAAAAATTATAGAGATTACAGGTTTCCAAAATATGGAAGAGCTTAATGGCATTCTTGATAAGCTTATTATTAAGGGTTGTGTACATTATAATGTAAACTTTAATTTCCTTGATTGTGATCTTGATAAAGAATGCGAAAAATTATATGCAATGGCAGCAAAGGGATTTTTTGATATACTTTATCATCCAGAAAAAGTAAAAAAGAAATCAAAGAAAAAAGATGACAATTTAAACAATCCTGCAGAAGATGCAAAAGATTTTGGTGCTAGACTACATGATTTACAACGCGTAGTTGATTTTGGTAGTACTGAACCATCTCCAGATATTATTTCTAATAAGATGAAGTTGATGATGCAGACAATACATGATATTATGTCTCGTAATGAATCAGCTTTAATATATTTTGAATATACTGAGTCACTTGAATTAGCTGAACAAATATTATTACAGCATAAAGATTCAATTGGTTTTAAATCAATATATAAGCTTACTGGTGCAGAAAAAGAAGATCAACGTGCTAAGATTGAGGCTAATCTTGGTCTTAAAGAAATTGTTTTATGCTCACAAGCTGCATCACAGTCACGCAATCTTCAACGAGCAAATAATATTGTAGTTATAAATGCACCATTTTCAATTGGTCGTGTAATTCAGTTAGCAGGTCGTGTTTGTAGAATGGATTCAACTTATAGTGCACAAAACATTTATTTTATATCTGCAAAAGATACAATTGATACATATAGAACTTCACTGCTTAAAAAACGTATTGGTTTAATTAAGCTATTACTTGGTGAAGAATCAACTGGTGCTCTTGATAATTGTGAGTGTAATTATCTTGACATTGACTATTCAGATACTAAACAATTAAAGAAGAATTTTCTTTGGAAAAAGTAAATATATTTATCAATATAATGCCCTAGTAGTATTACTAGGGTAAATTTATATATCAATATTATATTAGTTCAATGTTACATAAACATACGAGGTAATATAATGGCAACAATACCTTCTTCATATAAAGAAGTCTTCTCTCTTAGTGGTAATGAAGACCTTTTAAAAGCAATGTTTTTAAATGGACCATCAAAAGCAGTAATGAATAGCGGTAATGTATTTATTAAAGATACAAATGCTACATCTGATAATGATGCACAGAATAAAGAAAAAAGTGCAGAACAAAATAACGATAAACCAGCTGAAAAATCTGATAACGCAAATAGTGAAAAAGCTTCTAGTGAAAGCTATAACTATTCATTATTTGAGGCATTTTCACGTTTAAATAGAACTAAATTTTACGAAGATGACATTAATATTGATGATGTCATTGACAATTTGCATGCAAACCGTGCTGCTGATAAAACACAATTAAATGATACAACACAATCAGATGGTAAATCTGATGCTGAATCTGATAAGTCTGAACCAGAAGATAACAATAATGATAATAAATCTGATGATGAATCAGATGAATATGAATCAGAACATAGCGATGACAATGTGTCTGATGCTGAATTTATTGTTGTAGTTGATCTTCCAAATGAAGGTTGTACAAAATGGCGTGTTCGTTTAGATAATGTTTCAGATGTTAAAAAAGTAAAGAATGCAATAATATCTAAAAAGTTTAGAACTGCACGTGATATTGCAAATAAGTTAGCAAATGCAAATAATAAAGATGGCGAAGCTATAGATGCACTTAAAGTATTATCAGTATCAACAATGATAAATAAAAACATTGAAGCTTATGCACCATTTATTGGTAGATGCAGATGGGCTTTTGATGTTGGTTCTGATAAGCCAGAAGATTCAGCTGAATTAGAAATCGCAATTGCTCCAATTAATGGTAAAAAGGAACCTCCAAAACCAGACGAGAAGATTATATATCACTCAGTATATAAAATCCTTGGTGATATTACTGATGGTGCACTTGAGGGTTTTGAAATGATTGGAAAGTTAAAAGATTTCTTTAATGGTAATGACAGTAAAGAAGGTAGTGATCCATCAAAAACATTAAGTGATTGGTTACATAAACAATTTAAATGTGTTGGCGACTCTTCAATGTATAAGCAATTCTTGACTGTGCGTAAATTTGTACAGGAATGTATTAAAAATAAAACACTTAAAGAGATGCCAGAGGCAAAGGGTGCTTCTAATGTAAAAAATTATGCTGCAACTGTAAAAAGCGCTAAAGCATTTATTTCATTTTAGTGTATATATAAAATAACTATAATAGTTATAGCATTTTATTTTATTCAATTTATATTTAAACTATATCTATATAATTAAGTGTTAATTTATGGATTTACAGTCAACTAACATAGATGAAAATATCAACACAAAGCTTGAGCTAAATGTCATTGATTATTATTGTACATTTGAATATTTGCTTAAGTATGCTGATATAAATTTTCCAGATTATACATCTACGTGTTTTTGTCCGTTTCATGAAAATATAAATACACGAGCTGCTAAGGTCTTTTGTGAAGAGCATAATGAGCATCTATTTTGTTTTGCAGAAAATAAACTGTATCGACCGCATCATTTACTAACAAAAAATATAGTACCTTTTACTGTATCACATGTTTTTTCTGCAATTTGGACTAATCTATCTAATGAAGAAAAATCTATATTTTCAACTGATTTAAAATATCACAAGATTGAAGTTGATTTTTCTAAGTATTATTCTGATTATAAAAAATGTAAATTGTCATATTTTGATTTACTAGACATACTTAAAAATTCATAATTTATTATGAATAAACATTTGACTACTTAGCAGTTCTTATTGAGAACTTTTATATATTTAAAAATATACACTTGTGGATATTCTATGCCCATAATCGAATTTAAGGGAGAGTTGAAATATGATTAAAAATGAGACACGTGAATCTGCACATTTACGTTCAAGAGTCAAAGATTTATCTGTAGTTCCAAATGTAGTTTCCTTTACAGGATTATTTGCTGCAATTACACCGATTGCAAAATTAAAGAAAAATGATGAAGGTTTATATGATCCTGTTTTAATTCGTGATACTGATAGCTTAATTGCAAACTTTGGTGATCCTCGTATTGATCCAGAAAAATATGTTGATCTTTATGACATTATGCAGGTTGTTGATAATGGCACATCTTGCTATGTTGCAAAAGTAAATTCCGGTGATGCTGGTGTTTATAAGTTCCCATTTGTAGCTGATCCTGATTATAATAAAGATGAAAGCTTTGGTGATAATGCTGTATTAAACGCAACTCTTGGAACACGAACAGTTACTATTACTGGTTTAAAAAATAAATATGTTATAACTAAGATTATTGGCTATAAAAATAATGCTGCTATTCCTGATGGTTTTTCATTTTATGCTGATAAGTATAATGCATTTAACAGTAATGAAAAACCTACAAGCATTGATACAGAAAATGCAGGAATTCCTGATAGTATAGCTGCAGAAGAAAAAAATGGTAATGATTTAAATGATAAATATACATGGGATATTGTTGCTGATGCTCAGCATCAAGGCGAGTTTATTCTTACCATTACATTTGTTAATGATGAAATTGTAAATGACTATGATTTAGTTGCTTATGGTGCAATTGATCCATCATGGGGTGCAGAACCTATTGTAGTAACACCTGCAACAATTGATCATGATAATAATGATAAAACACAAAAAGTACTAGCTGTAAACAGTGAAACCGGCGCTATTACACTTGAGAGCACAACGCAGTTAAATAACGAATATATCTTATTAGAGAACACAATTAAAAATCTTAAAAATACTCTTAAATATGCCTGCGGTGCAGGTGAATCTGATGATGTATCTATAGAATATTCTTATGACAGTAGAAAACTTGTAATAATAGCAACACCACACATTGCTACACATGGCGATGATCCATGGGACAAGGACGATTGGGATCTTAGTGGCACTGAAGAAATTGTTATTCAAGGTGTAACAAGAGGCTCACACGCAATTATTGGCTATTCTTCAATGGCTGAAGATTTAACATTTAAAACATATATTTCACAGGCTAAACCATATTCACTTCATGTTTATTATCTAAATGTTGAAGTTCTAAATGCAGATGGTACCAATAAACTTGGTAAAGCTCGTGTAAAACTAGAAGATACAACAACAAATCAGTCATTAGTTAATAACTTAAATTCATCATTAGGTACAATTGTTCGATTTGAACTTATTGATCCATCTACTGAAGGTGCTTGTATTAAGAAAGAACGTGGTGCAAATTCAATTGTAAAAGCCATTATGGATAAACATGTTGGTATACCACAGAAAACTTTAAAAGTTCCTGAAGACTTAGAACCATACATTATTGACTGTCAGCCAATGTTTAAAGTTTCAATGCAAGATTATATCGATGCATTAGAACAGTTTAAAGCTAAAAAATATGCTGGCTGCTTAATGGCAGACTTAACAGCACCAGTTTCACGTGATCTTGAAGATGCTGATAAAGATGATAATGATACTAGTGACGAATATAAAGCAAAACATTATGATTTATTAAAACCAGGTGAAGTATATTTACCAAGTTCAGATGATCGTAGAGCACTTCATTATAATCTAAAACAGATTGCATGTGAACGCAAGGATTGTACAGTTATTCTTTCAACACCTTATTATCCAGATCGTGAAAATCAAACTGCATTTACACTTGATGATGCATGCGATTGGGTAACTTCACAGGGTCGTTATTCTGATTTATGGGAATATGGTGTTTCAAATACTGTTGACTATTCAATTCAGAGCTTCTACCTTGAAATTTACTTCTCTTGGTTAATGCAGACATGTACAAAGATTGAAAGCGGACTTGCTAAATCTGTTAAAGTTTTAACAGCTCCAGCAAACTTAGTAATTAATAATGTTCTCACTTCATATCGTGAACGTGGTGTACATCTTCCAGTTGCTGGTGATCAATATGGTACACTTCCTGAAACATGTGCTGTAACAGTAAATCCAAAGACAAAAGCTGAACGTGATCAGTTAGTACAGTGCAGAATCAATCCAATTTATGATACTGGTACAAGAGGTATTCAGATTTATGGCAATGAAACATTGAATGCTGCTTATACAGATCTTAATGCTGCACATATTGCACGTACATTAGTTCGTATTCGTAGCCAGGTTGATGAATATACTGAAACACTTAAATTCTTAATTAATAGCCAGATTCTTTGGGATCAGTGGAAGAATTATGTTAGTATGTATATTCTTGAGCCATATAAATCTGTTAATGCACTTGCTGAATATAGTGTTAAGATGGGTGAAGACACAACCTCTCGTGAAGAGATTGCAAATCGTACAATCAATGGTATAATCAATTTGAGATTCTATCAGTCCGTTGAAATCTTCGATTTAACATTTGCAGTATATTCTACAGCAACAACTCTTGAAGCTGAAGGCGTTCTTTAATAACTTAATTAAATAAACTAAAGCCCCATGTGTATATTATGCATGGGGTTTTATTGTATTATTCGAGTCTTTATGTGTAGTTATTGCAGAATATCAAAATAACATATTTAATTATATTTATTAATTGTAGGTGTTATTATGACAAATAAAGACTTTATAACAAGACTTAGTGATATTATGCTTTGTATACAAAGTATGATTCATACTAGGTTTCATAAGCGTGTAAAAATTATTTTCACTGATGGAAGATATAAAAGTGCATATGTATCATTTTATAAGAACTATACGTGGCAATTTTATGTAGAAAATAGAGTTGCTTATTACAAGATATATCTTCTTAAGAATGAAAAAATTGTTAGACAAGATATTATTCGAAATAATGAAACTATAGAAAGATTCTATCAGCGAATGTTTTATTTCTTTAGACTTATGTAATGGAGCTTTATTTTAAGTATGTCAATAGTAAATGGAATTCTTATAGATGAAGGACTTACAGATATTTTAACAAAACTTCGTAATACTGAAATAAATAAATCTAGTAAGCAAGCCGAAGCAAAAACTGAAAAACCAGCTGATACAGATAAAGGTAAGTCACTTGCAAGTCGCTTTGCAATGTCAACTGATAACACAAACACTACTTTAGTTAATACATATAAACAACTATTAAATGATACTAATAGCAATGGTGTTACAGTAAATGATTTGAATAATTATGTTCAAGATTCTGATTTAGTAGATGAAGACATATTACCATGGTTTTCACCTAATGATGCAGATACACAATATTTCCATTATATGGATCTTTCAGGTGAACACAAGTATGTAAAAGCTAGTACACCTGTAAAAGATATTACAACTCTTCAATTAAATAAAACATTTTTATGTTCATTACGATACTTTAAAAGCAAACATAATGTATTAGGTGTTCGACAGTTACCAAGTGATTATTCTTATAGTAGATCATTTATTGCTTCAAATGAATCTGTAAAAAATAATATTGTTTTAGAAGATGTAACACTAATTGAAAGTGATAATAATCCAAATTTAACAAAAGTTGCAACTGAAAATATTACACAGAAGGTTGTTGACAGTTATACATATTATCACTTTGTTGTTTATACTGATTTAGGTATTGCAGATTTTGTCGCTAAGTCTGATGATGTGTCTTATCCATACAATGAAAAAGATTTAAATGATTGGTTTGAGAAGGTTTCAAATTTAGTTGTAGTTAAGAACCCACATTTTGAATCAAATAAAGACATTCAGCTTGCAGATTCATTAGATAATGTTTTAGATTATGATTACAATTTAATTTCAGTTGTAAGACCTGGTTTAATTGTACTTGATTCGTCAGATAATACAAATGATAATTATAAGGTATTCTTGAAAATTAAAGATGAATATTCATTTATTCCTGCTATACAGTTTTTGAGATGCTTAAAAACATATTCAGTAGACAAAAAATCTAATGACGATTTAAAGCTATTCATAAACAGATACTTTGATGTTTTAGTATAATTCATAATATATCTTACTTATAATAAGTAGCTAAGTCCATATATCAATTGATGTATGGACTTTATTTTTATATCTTAGAGGTGTTAAAATGGCTAGTGCAGTTAATTATAATGATGTTGTGAAACAATTTGATACAGCAGCTACAAAAGGTAGTACTGATGTAACTGTATCTGCATTTGGTAATAATGCACTTAAAGATATTTTAGAAGCCATATCACGTCAAAGCTCTGTTATATCATCATTAGAAAATGAAGTTGAAATTTTAAGAACTACACAAAGTAAACAAAATACTGATAATCGCAAAGAAGATCGTAAAAATAATTTAGCATCTGATGCAGCAAATCGTAAATCTCGTGCTACTGAAGCAGCCATGTATGGCGAGATTAAGAATGGCAACATGTTTAATAAAATGTTGCGTGAAGGTCTCATGACAGCATTAGATGGATTAACTGGCTTCTTAAAAGAAAATTTAAATAAAGCCCTTAAAACACAGTCTGATTTAGCTACTATTATGCGTAAAGCAAACTTGTCGCATGATCAGAAGAATCAGATTCAAGATCTTGCAATTTCTATGAAAGGCATTTTAGCAAAAGATTTTGCCGATCTTAATATAAGCAATGCACAAGCTAAAGAGTATATAGCAGATTTAATCTCAGCTGGTAAAGATGTCACTAGAATGTCTAAAGAAGAACTAGCTGGTTATATGGCAATGCGTCGTAGAAATATGGATGCAGATAAAGCATATGAACTATCTAAGACAGCTTCTTATGATTCAATGAAGAATCTAGCTAATTCACTTGGTGATAATCAAGTTACAAAATCATTAGGTAATGTTATAGCTTCATTAGATGCAAATCAGCGCCGTACACTTGGTGGTACTGATAAGGCAATCGCAACACTTATACCAATGGTTAAACAACTTGAAGAACGAGCCGGCGGTGTATTAGATTCAGATGAAATATCACAAATCGTTATGGCATATACTGCGCAGCAAAACCCCGCATTAATTGCTAGTGGTAAGCTTCCAAAAGAAATTGAAGCCCTATGGGCCGCAGGTGGGAAAGCCGACAGTATAGATAAATTTTTTGATAATATTGTTGCTAAGTCAAACTTAGCAACAGCAGCTGGAGATGTTTTACCTAATTTTGCAGCTCGTGCAAAAGAAGCTGAGGAAAATGGACATAATATTAGAAAAGAATTATACACAGATGATCAGATTAGAGAAGCTAATCAGACTAACACTGCTGAAGGTAAACTTCCTAGTTTATTTGAGGATGTATTTAATAATACACTTGGTAAAGTTACAGGCCCTCTAGCTAATACACTTGATGAATGGTTTGGTGAAGGTGTAGATATTACAAAAATAGTTGGCACCGGATTTAAGATTGTTATTGGTTTATTAGGATCACTTGTATCTAAGAATTTTGATCTTCCTAATTTACCAGGAAAATTATTTGATAAATTAGGTCACAAAAAGTATTGGTGGTAGTATACTTGGTGTAGCTAAAGGTTTAGGTGGTAAATTAGGTGGTGTACCTAAAGGCCTAGGTACTAAATTAGGCGGTATGGGTAAACTTGGTAAAGGTCTTGGAATTGCTGGTGGTGCAGTTGCTCTATTAGCAATGACAGGTGCACTTGATGGTTTAAAACCTATATTAGACGATATTTTAAAAACAATTGCGCCAATATTATCAGATCTTACTAATACATTAGGTCCTGTTATAAAAGATTTATTATCATCATTAGGCCCTGTTTTACAAGATTTAGTATCATCATTAGGTTCTGCTTTAGGTGATTTAGTTAAAGCACTGGTACCAATTTTAGATGGTGTATTAAAAGCTATAACTCCAATATTAAATTCTATATTTAAAGCATTAACACCAATATTGACTTCTATATTTAAATTATTAACGCCAATACTAACTTCTATATTTAAAGTATTAACTCCAATTATTGACACAGTTGCAAAAACTGTTTTACCAATATTTAATACTTTAATAAATGCTGTAATGCCAATTATAAAAACAGTATTTGATGTATTAACACCTATATTAGAAACAATGCTTAAATCAATTGGCCCAGTACTTAGTATAATCGCTAAAGTTTTAACACCAGTATTAGAAGTAGTTGGTAAAGTTTTACAGAGCATTGCACCAATACATGCGGTTGTACTTAAACCAATATCATTTGCGCTTGATTTAATTACAACACCACTACAAATAATTGCTGATATAATGCAAAAGAAGGAATTAACTGATGATGCTGATAAAGCAAATAGTGCATTAGAAGATGCTAAAAAGAATAATAATACAGAATTAGAAAGAGAAATTCAATTTGTACTTAATGCACAAGCTAGCAATTATAAGGCACGTGAAAGACGTAACAATGAATCAAACGAAGACTATTATCATAGTCTTTATAAAGACATTACAACTAATGGCACTGGTAATTCCCTTAAGGGTGCTTTCACTGGAACACATGCAGTCACCGGTCGTCGACTATTAGCAACTAAAGACCAATCTGCAGATCAATTAGCTAAAAGTCGATTAGATATTCTTAATAATGCAATTAAACATAATAAAGAGTGGCTAACAGATCCAACGCTTGATGATTTTCTTGGTAAAGACATTGATGACTGGAAGAAAATGAGTGCCAATGAACTAAATAAAGAATGGGCATCAATATTTCCAGATGATGATGGTCGTCGAGCAGCCATAGCAATGTTATTAGGCAAGGCTGAAGCTGAAAAAGCAATACCTAAAAAGCTTGCCGTCGGTGGTGTATTTAATCAAGCAACTAATGCAATTGTTGGTGAAGCTGGTAAAGAGGCTGTATTGCCACTTACAAGACCAGATAGATTACTTAATATATTAAATAAACTTAATTTAACTGAGCGAAGTATAATATTAAAGTCCTTACTATCAAGCAAAAACTTTTCTTTTAAAGACTTTATTGCTAGCATTGTAAAATATAATAATAATGCACAGCCACAAAATAATACTACAAAAAATAATACTCAAAATAATACACAAAATAGCACTCAAATAAATACAACTAATGTACCAACTCAATTAAATGGTGGTGATGTTCCAGGTGATGATCCAGCAACAATTAGAAAAATCTTAAGTTTCGCAGGTCCATTGTCAGGTTTTGTATATAATCTTTTATTACATGGTAAAAATGGTAAATATAAAAATGCATTTAAACAACGTAAAAAATGGTATGCTGAAGCACTACAGAATGCAGCAATTCAAGAAGGTCGCGATTTAATTCGCGGCACTTATGCTGAGCGAGCACTTGATTGGGGTGTTACACAGCTTGGTAAACCATATATTCTTAGAAGTTTAGGTAAACTTGGATATGTATGTAATGAGCTAACAGATGCAGCATTAAGATCATCCGGATTTGACATGAAAGATTTTCATATTCATAGTGTAAAAGCTACATTTGCTAAATTAAAATCCGGCAAAAGATCAAAACTTAAACGCGGTGATAGAAAAGGTGAACTTGAAGAATTTCCAGATTTTAGAGTACGCGATGATTTAACTATACAAACAGCACCACCAGGTATGTTATTCTTCCAAGTTGCAAAGGGTAAAACAGAGCCTGGTCATATTGGTCTTGTATATTATGGTCATCAAAAATTACATTCATCTGGTGGTTCAGCTTCATATGAAAAAGGCACATTCTTACGAGACTTGCAAACACCTTGTCGAGGCGTAACAGTTACACCACCAAAACCTGGTGAACAATATATAATTGGTGAACTTCCAGGATTATTTGCACAAGCAAGCGGTGAATTTAATTTACCAGAAGGTGCAAAATTTGGTCCAGGTTATAATTCAGATTCATCTACTGAAAGTGAAACTTCTAAGTTAGCCGCTTTAGTAGACGAGAGCATATTTACAAATAGTGCAAGTTTACATGATTTTATCTCACAGTTTATTGGTACAGACTATCAAAATTTACAATCAAGCAGTATGTACTCTGAACTTGTAGCTGATTATGAATCTGCGATTGCTGATATTGCAGCTTCTTCATCATTAGAGGCAAAACGTAATGCACTTGAATTTAGTAAATCTGCACTAAGTTTACTTGGTAATAAACGAACTTCACCTGAAGTACTTGAAGCACTTAGTACAATGATTAAATATTTACGTGATATTGCATTGTCACCTGCAAATAAAAAGGCAGTAACACCAGTATCGCGCCCAGTTAATGCTTCATTTGCATAATTAATAACTATTTATAATATATTAGGAAATTCTTATGGCTGATACAATTGGTAATACTGAATTAAGACAATTTAGCTATAGATTATGCTTAGGTGTCAAAGATACAACTGTATACTTTTTTGACAAACTAGTTAAAAAAGCAAAATATAATAAAAATGCTAATTCAGAAAATAATAATGATAACCAAGATTCATCTGATAATGTTGATGCTGTACAGCCATTAGAATTTACAAAAGAGCTATACGATGAAGCATTGGCACTGCCGGAAGCAAAATCAGTTCAGCTTGAATATTCTAATGATGCAACATTGTATCAGTACGGTAAATTTAAAGGCGGTAAAACATATAAAAATTTTGCAGGTGAAATTGATAAAAAATCTGCATCAGCTAATGGCTGGATTCAATTAGTAAATTTTACTGATGAATATTTTATATTTACATCCGCTGGATCTGTATATATTATAGCATGTAAAGATTTTAACCCAGAACCAGTTGTATTAGATTTCATGCCACTATATGAAAAGTTAAAAATGTGGGATGATAGTACAACTGAAAAATATGGTGATCCTGTAGTATATTCTGTTACAGATAAGCAAATTAAAAAAGATGATGGTAAATACAGAATATATAATTTTGTAGATGAAGCTTCAAATATAAATGAAGAGAACGAAAAAGAAATTGATAAAAGTAAGTTAGCAGAAATTAGAAATGGTAACTTCTATTATCATGTACCTGGACAAGTTTCAAACTCAAATATAGAAGTAAATAAAGATAATAAAAGTAAAATTTCAGCATACAATGATATACAAGCAATGATATATGATATGCCTGGTAATGATCCAGACTATGGTAATTCTATTAGTCAGCTGTTATGTTATCAACAGCCTGAAAGTATATCATATAGTGCAGAGGCTAGTTATGAATCAGTACCTACACGTGGTACACAACAGCCATTTCAGCTATATTCAAATGCGAATGCAATATCTTTATCATTTGTTTTAAAATGGCATAATGATGAAGTTAAAACATTTAGTACTGGTGTTGAAGGTCCTACTACTAGCAGTGGTACTTCATTATCATTACAGGCAATAGCTGATATAGCTGAGAATTTTACGCGTCCATGGGAGTTCGGAAATTCTATTTCGCCAAAATTAGTAAAAGTAATATTGCCTGGTATATCTGAAATTGGTTATATGACATCTGTACAGATTACATATAATGGTGACATGACTGGTGATCTTACTAAATCTGATACACGACCTGGTGTTTATGATCAAACTTGGGAAAATGGATTTGGTAGCGGCGCTTATTGTGATCATCAGTATGCAACTAATTATTATTATACACAATTAGAAATTACATTTACTTTATTAATTGTAAAAGATATTAAATTAATGGCAACAACAGATAGTAAAGCTAAATGGGCAATTGTAGCCGATAATAAAAACTTGTCTTATGATTCAGATGAAGACTTTGCTAGATGGGAAGATGATCGTAAACAAGCAGAAGAAAATCGTAAAAAATCATCAGAACAAAAACAAGAAGCAACAACAGAAGATGATGTTGAACAAGCATTATGGACTGAAGTAGATTATTTAACAGAAGAAGAGAAATCGTGGTCTGCATCTGAATCTGAGCCTGAATCCGATACATCTTCAGTAGAGGGCGAATAGTATGTTAAAGTATAATCAAAATTCAAGATACTATAATTCAGATAATGAAAATAATATACCACAGAATAACTTTACGACTAATAATTATCAATATGATACTATTACAGTTTTAGCAAATGAAGATCATCGATTAGATTTAGTATCTTATAGAGTATATGGTACACCAGTTAATTGGTGGTTAATTGCGAGATTTAATAGTATAATTAATCCAACTGATATTTCAGTTGGAGATAAATTAAAGATTCCTAGACTTTAAATGGTATCTATATGCAGCTATATCCTGAATATAAAGATTATAATGTTGTTGAAGTGAAATTAGCGACAAGTTTAGGCAATTATACTATCTCAAATATAAACAAAAAAGCAAATTTTCCAGGTAGAAAAATAGATAATGTACAATTGCAGTCTATTAGTATAAAAGGACCATCAATCGGTGGTGGTGATCAAGCAGCTAATGCTAATGCTGGTACGAGTACTAATGCGCAGGCTGCAACTGCTAATGCTGATCAATCTAGTACTAGTGGTACTATTGTTGTTGCTGATTATAGGCATACTTTATTTAATTTATTATCTGGTGAGCTAGATGGTGTAATAAATAATGATAGTAATGCTTCAATAACACCACCAATACTTATTAAGATCTCATGCTATACAGGGACTATTGAATTTCAAGGAAATATACTTAGCTGGAATATGTCTTATTCTGGTACTATGGCTACTATTACTATTAATTGGAGCGTGATAGCACCTAATTGGACACCACCTGAACAAATAAGGCCAGGTACATATCAAACACCTAATGGCTTTATTACTACAGTACAAAGCGATTCCGGACAGTCATATCCAATTGTATTTGTTGATGAAGGTAAAGAATATTTCGACTTAGATAGTAAATTAAAAATTAATGGTAATTTTTATTATGAACCTGATAAACTAGACTCTATTGGTGGTAATTATCTTGTTAGTGCTTATGCAATACTTACTCAGCATGCAACAACAAAATCAGGCGACCCACTTGGGTATTATGTAGAAAATGGTAAATTTATAATTTATAATGCAAATCCAAAAAAATCAACAGCACCTCGAACACCCGAAACTGAAACATCTGATCTTGTATTTGTACAAAATGGAAAATGGTTACCATATCGTAATCGGGAAGATGGCAAATTAGTTATACCATTAACCAGTTTTTCAACAGAATATACAAATACAAATCTTTCATTAATGGGTAATGTTCGTGGTAGCTTAAATGGTCATTATACATTATATAATAATAGCTATTCAATGCAAACTGGCAATATTAGTCAAGTAGAATCATCAAATCAAAGCACAGCTGATCAACCACAAAATGATCCAGTTATAATAAAGATTGAATGCTATAATACCATGTGTTTTTCTATAAATAATATAGAACAAACAATTGCATTAGAATGTTATGATGAATCAGGTTTACCGATTCCAACATTGTGTGTTAATGCAGTAATACGTTCAGTTGAATATGATTTTTCGGGCGCAGTTGTAAAAGCAAGCATTGAATGTACTAATGTATTTAATATCAATGAGGCTACCGTAACTATGGATGATATATATAATGAAAACCTTTTAAGTTCGTTGAAAGATTATTCTAATTCTGCAAATGATGATTCAGCATTTGTAAATATGTCATATGATCCATCTATGTCAATACCAAGCGAAAATCAAAGTTCATCAGATTCTAGTTCATCTTCACAACAAAGCTCAGATAATAGTTCAAATAGCAATCCAACTGATTATAAAAAATATTTATGTTCTGAGGATAAAAAAGTTACATCATTATCATTAGATCGAACAGAGATATTATTAAATAATGGCGAGTTTGATATGCATGTTAATGAATTTCTTAAAAGTTATGGTTCAGCTAATGGGGCAAATAGATATATATCATATAGCTTTGTACAAAATTTAATTGCATCTGGTGATTATGGTTTACTAACACTTTTACTTGCTGTTGCAAACTATGGCGTATCAGGTGCACCAGCAAATTGGTCTTTAGATGCCGTTAATTTAAATCCAGATTATAAAAAGAAAAAACCATTTTGTGCAAGTAATACAGGCAAGGCGCCATTTGATCATACAAAAGGTGGTTTAGGAATTGCACATTGGGACAGTGGAAATTTAGATGATATTTATACAACAATTGGATTTGATAAATCAGACGTTGCAACACAAGCACAAAAAGATCATTTTAAATCATTACTTGTTACAGATAATAGCATAACTGGTTGGAAACCGATTAAGTTTAATGGAATCGATAGAGTAGCGCCAGTATTTTCTAAAAAGCACCCATCAATAAGATTGTTTGATAAAGGGTTAAAACAAGATAGCGCTTGGGTAGCTTGGGCTAAAAAAGTAGTTTATTATAGAACAGATAGTGGCGATTATATTTATAATAAATATCTTTTTAGATTATGGGTACAGAAGTTTTGGACACCAACTATAAGTACTCTTAAAAAGAAACAATCTACAGCTTCACATAAAATTGGTATACAAGATGCTGTTAGAATTGCACGTGCTGGAAATTCAGTCACCGGTTTGATATATTCATCCGCCGGTAAAAATGTACAACAGCAATATCAAATTTATTATAATGATAAAGAACGCTATATGCGACAAAAAGCATTCTGTAGGCGATGTGCTGATATTATCGGATATTGTACATAATAAATAATATTTAATATTTGGAGCTTGTATTAATGGCTAATTTATCAGATAAATTTACAATACCACGCAATTCATTATCAGTATATATTGGACGTATATGTGAAGACGTTGGTAGTAGCTTTGCTGAAGATGGCAATTTATGGGTTGATGTTTACGATGTTGCAGGTACCGAAGATGGACCAGAGCATGGTAAAGAAGGCTCAACTCAACTTAAAGCAAAAGCATCATGGACACTTAGAGCTGCTTATATAGCATGGAAAAATCCACCAAAAATTACATTTAAAGGTAGTGCTAAATTAAAAGGTAAAATTTCAATGCCAAATGCACAGCTTAGTAATGTAACATTGGCAGGCGGCCCACCTTTAATGGGAACAACTGTAACAATACCAGCACTACCAGGAACTTCAACAACGCCATTTACAATATCAGCTGCATCAGGAATGGCAAAAATAGAACAAGCTATGGGTGCTGAAATTGATATGGCTACCGAAGGTGAGAATCTCGATATTGAGTTAACATCACAAAAAGCTGCACAACTTCCTTGGTGTGTAAAGTCAGAAGGCGCTTCTGAAGGTGATGAAGTTGATGAAGAGGAATTATTTATAAAAGCAGGTGATTTGGCACTTTGTATAGCAACTGGTAATGATGTACAAAATTTATATGTAGTGGATATTTTAAGATGAAAACTTTTATCGGAAATTATAATGATAAAAATTTTGTTTATGCAAATGATATAGAATCAATTCGTGCACAATTGATTTCAATATTAAATACGCCATTTGGATCTAGATTTTATTATCCGACATATGGAAGTAACTTAAACAAGTTCCGATTTAGCATATTAAATTATTTTACAATAAATATGATTGGTCAGGAAATTAAGAATGCTATAGCATTACTTGGCGGTGTTACATTGTCGAATATTTCATATTATGTAACAAATAATCAATTATATTTTAATATAGTACTTAATAGACAATCTGAAAAAGTTTCATTGAATTTAAAAATTTCAGATGGTATTGCATCTTAATTTAGCTATTAAAATTTATAAAACCCAATACGTAATGTATATTATTGTATTGGGTTTATTTTTTATTCTTATATAAATGAGAAATATGTTCGTTAACTATCCATTCATTATATAGCTATACAGTGTAGGCCTATTAAGTATATAAATAAATAGTGAGGTTATTAAATGGCTTCTAGATTTTTAGGTAGAGACTATTCAACTTTACGTGAAGAAATTATACAATTTTTAAGAACACGATTGCCACAAGATTGGGATTATACAAATTTAGCAGACCCGGTTGTTATATATGCTGAAACATTAGCACGAATTGGTGATCAGCTTCATTATACAATTGATGAAATAAGACGTGAATGTGACATTTCAACTGCACAGCGAGCATCATCAATATATTCTTATGCTCTACGTGAAGGTTACAACCTTATGTTACCAAATTCATCATTTGGCACTTTAACTATTACAGCAAATGAAGACTTTGAAACTGGTGGAAAAGTACAATTACAGATAAATAAATTTGATGAAATTAAAGTAAAATCTACTGGTGATGTTTTATATGCTACAAAAAGCATTAATTCAATATTACAAGAACCACTAGATAATGAATATATTGAAACTATTCGTAATTATGTAAATGAGTCAAATTTTAATGATCAAGAACCTTATGATCATGATTTAAAAAATAATAGAGACATCTATTCTAGGTATGCTAGTACTATTTATAATAGATCAGTACATTTACCAGTAGTATTAGGTAAAAAAGCTGATTTTCAATTTTCATATAAAGACATTAATCAGGATTCAACAGTAACATTACCTGATGCAATGATTGATCGCAGACTATTTAGACTTATATGTCATAGAGCAAATGAATATACTGATGAAGAATTACAATATGTTGTAGATGTAATTAGTACTGGTTATAGCGAACACTCATATTCATTAACACCAAAATTTATTGGTAATTCACTTGTATTAAATATTGAATTCACAACAGACTATAGCATTTTATTTAACCAAGCAGATACATTTACATTTGAATATATTCAGGTTATGAATAATGTTATAGAACCGACTGATGAAAATACTGAAGCTGTTGATTTGTCAAATTATATTACAAAAGCTGTTGCAGCAGATGATCTCGATATTAAAACTTCATATAAAGTTGATTTAGGAAATGGTATTAAGGGTTACAGAGATTATGAAGATCCAGTTGTAACTCGTGAGCAATACAAAAAGTATTTGCATGATTATTCAGCTTTGTTAACAAAGGATAATTATTCAACATATATTAAATCAGCTTATTCATCTTATTGTACTGTATTTGATCATGGTGATAACTATAAAGATATATTGCCTTATGGCACACAGCTATTGCCAAGAGTAATTTACATTTCTACAGATGATAATTTCTCAGCAAGAAAACAGATGTGGGAAGATTTAAAAGAACGTTCATCAAGATCAGATTGTATTGTAATGGTTCCTTATGGAAAAGATCCATATACAATTGTTGTTAAAGCTGATTGCTATTTACTTGGTGTTTCAGCATCTGAGGTTGCAACAAAAATACAATCAGAATTAATTAATTATTACGGTTCAACAATTGGTGAACGAAAACCTGAAATTTCTGTAATAAATTATTTAGTACATAAAGCTTCAGATCATGTAATTCGCATGGAAAGCTGTTTAGTACGTGATACAACCTTTGGCACAATTGATACAACACTCGCTAATACTGCAACGCTTACAAATGATGAGATTGATCACCTATATGCTGCATTAGAGGACGGTGACAATAGTTTAAACTATTCATATATGGTTGATCATGTTGACAGTGATGGAAATAAATATACTGATACGGTATATCCATTGCGTGGTGAATTTACTGATACTGATGGGACAGTTTATTATTACAATAAATATCCAAGATATGACTATGATGAAAAATATAAGAATGAATCAAAATCAGAAAATTACAACTATCCAAAAATATATCATTTAATAAGCTATAATAATGATAATCCTGATTCATCAATTGAGCAAGAGATTCTTGATTATGATATATTAGTTAAATATCAGGATAATTATGGCGAACTAGATAGAAAAGAATTCGATTTAAAAGATGAAAACTTATTTAAAATTAGCTTCAACTATATCAATGAAGACTCTTCTGAAGATGAAAATAATTCAGAAGATGAAAATAATTCTGAACTTGATCCAGCTAATAAATATAATTATCATTATTGCTATTATGTATATAATGGACAAATTGAGTCAGGTTTTGTTGCAAAAAGTTCTATTGCATGGAGAACAGTACATATAACATCAACAGATATAGAACAAATACCTGTAATAGTAGCAGGTAGTAAAATTTATGAAAATGATTTAATTACAATAAAGCTAGAGACCACTGAAGATACACGAATTAAATTAAAACGTGGATATAGATTATGCTGTACATATTCTTATGAAGTACAGACAAGAGAAGATGAATCTGATGAATTTAAAACTGATTATAGTAAGAATGAAAACTATGGTACATTAACCGGTTATATAAATCCAGATTCATATGATGAGTTAACCGGTCAATTTAAAGATGATGCACTAGATAAAAATTTATATAAATATAAATTTTTATATAATAACGATGATACTGCTAATGATATTTTATATGAATATGAAGCACCTACAGACACTAAACGTATAGTAATAACACTTTCAAATGTAACAGATACGATTATGACACCAAGATGTTATATAAAGCCATATTACATTAAGCATCATTTTATGATTCCAGTTTTAAACAATGTTGTTGTACTAGTCAAGGCAATATCAAAATAGCATAAATAATATCCCGACATCATTTATATGATTATCGGGATATTGTTTTATATATCAAATTGTAATGAGCCAATTTATTCTATATAGCATCTATAAATTATAGTGAGATTAATTATGAAATTATTACCAGATTATATAATTGAATATATGCCAGACGTGGAAGATGCTGTAGAAGAGTTACGATTATCAGTTATAGATCATGCTTATGAGCTAATACAAAGTCTGGATATAGATGAATTAACTGCAGATAATATTAGAGAAAAACTTGTTCTTTGGGACATCAAGACTGAGAATATGTCTAATGAGTGGTTACCAAATGGTAGATTTTACAGAATATATGCTGCTATTAATCATCACCGTACACGATTAAACACTTTAAAATCAATTGCAAAATCAGGTGGTCAGTTTGAAGGTTTATGGTCAAACGAATTTAAATACAAATCAGCATACAATTACAGATACATACAAATAAAAAGACACTATGAGCAGGGTTCTGAATTAGATGGCTATTTCTATATAAGTGGTAATACACATAGATCTACCGATGGTAAGATTCTAAGTTCAGCTAAAACAGCTTTAATGAATGATATTATCATGAATCAAAGTTTGCCAGCTGGTTATACTTACTTATACATACCATGGCCACGTCCAACATATCCAGATGAGTCAAATTATTTTTATCAAGTACATATGCTTGATTATGATAGAATTGTATATGAGAAAGACTGTGATCATCATTGGATTTCATTAAGTAATCTTGGTGAAAGCTATGAAAATGTATATTACTGCCCTGAGAATTCTGAAAATAATCAATATTGTAAAATTACAGATACTGCTATTAAGTATGGTAATGATAAAGATAATTGTGAATCAACATTTGATGCATCGGCTAATGATAGCGATAGAGAATATTTCAATTTAGATAGTAGCTTTGTTCCAGCATCTACATATTATGACTGGGCATTAGGTTCAAATACACCATGGCATACACCATATTGGTTTGATTATCATTATATGAATGATATGCGTCATTCTCATTATACAAAAAAGAATAGGTGGCCGGTACGAGAATTTGGTTTATATTATGCCTATGATAAATATGGCGAACGCTATGTAGAAGAACCAGAATATTCTGTTGATTATGTGCTTGATGATAAATGTTCAGAGCTTGCAAGCACTAAATCAGTTTTTCCAAGTAAATGCAATATGCACACTCGCTATGTATTTACACCACCTAATAGAAAAGCTACTGGTATTGGTATAGTAGGCACATATGACGAGTATCAAATTATTATAAAGGATATTCCAACCGATAAAGATAACTTTATAGTAAAAGCATCTGAGCTTACTGGATTTTCAGAAAAAGTTATAGCTGATAAGCTTTCAAATTTAGAAAATTCCACTGATGATAATCCAATTGAGATTGCATTAAAATCATATATTGATGAAACATCTGTTGATAATATTATCAATAAACTCTCTAGCTATGTTGAATTAATTAAACGTCCAATGTTTAATGACGATGAGCTTACTAGATTTAGTGATACTTATACACAAGATGAGCTTTATCATACAAATGATTCAGTTGATGATCCAAATGATATTAAACATATAAAATACTTTGCACCATATAGACATGATGTTTTATTAAAACGCGAATTATATAATAGATTATTCTTAAATCATTTTAAACAGTATAAACCGTTTTGGAATGAAAAAGCACCATTTGTTGACATGTTGCAACGTGATCGATCACCAGAGCTTGAACCAACTGATAATAAAAATCAGCAAAATTCATTATATAATCAGTTTTATTTGAAACAAAACGAGAATAGAATTCAGCTTGAAGGTGAATTAGTTGAAAATCATAATAACCTACAGCATAAAGAATATGTAAATGGAATTGTTAAAGATAATAAGCCACCAGTATCAGAAGTTACATTTACGTCATATGACAGACCAACAAGATCACATTTAGATAAAATCTATATTGGCTATTTGCGAAGTGATACAAACCCAGCTGATGGCATTATTGAGTCACAAGGTGGAAATAAAATATTTTATGATAACTTCTTAGAAAATACTATATACTACTATGATGAACAAACACCAATTAACTATGATCCAACTGTATATTATACTTTAGTATCACTTGGTTATAATAGCGGGACAGCTCAGTACATTGATGAGCAATCACTTGAATATGGATCAAATAAATACTTAAATCTGTTTTTATATGGGAATCCAGCCACAGGTGGATTTTATTTGAATAAAGCGTTAAACACTGTTACGCCTCATAGTGCATATAATTATGTTTCATATAAAATGTCTAATGTACATAAATTATGGTTTAATGCTAATCATACAAATACATCTTTAAGCAATGAAAATACATTGTACAATCAAATTGGCACCGAGGATTTATACTATTACACAGAGAATTCTATTAATTTAGAATATCATGTAATTGGTCTTTATGATCAAGCTGGAAATCAAATTGAATTTGATTTATCACATATTAATATGTATTGCATGATACTTAATTATAAATATAAGTTAAAGTTTGAAATTGACGACATTAGTAATATAAACGCAGCTTATGTATTATTTACAGTTCAGAAAGTACCAGGTGTAATGGATGAACAACACTCAACTGATGTTGAAGCAAATATGAATGTAAATCATAGCGGTACAACTGTAGCAATGATTTCAGGTAAAGTTGATGGTGTTGCAAAATAAATATAAATTTTATATATAAATATATATTGGGGTAGATTATGCAATTTCAGAGCTCTTTTATAACACAAGCTGGTAGTAATTTATTTGCTTCAGCAACATCTAGTACAAATAGCCAGCTAAAGAAGCCAGTAGTATGGATGTATGCACGAACATATAGTTTGGACACTAGTGGGTATAACCCAGACCAAATGCGTGCATTAGATGTAACAGCACTAACAACTGGTAGTGGTAATAAACAAACATCTATTGGTAATATAACTTCAGCCGAATTATGCGATGCAGCTGATAGCTCGTCAGGTAAACCGGTACAAATACCAACCGTTAGACTTACATGCGCATTATCAAATACAGATACATATTATGGACTAGCAAGAAATTTAGCCGTTTTTGCTAAATTACAGGGACAGGCTGATGCTAGTGCTGTACTTGTTGCAATTGCTAGGGTTGACGCAGGGCATCATGTTGATGAAATTCCTAGAAAATCTGATGGTGACTTTACTGCTACAATTGATTTTGTATTAGCTATAAAAGATTCACAGATAAATACAATTCAAGCGCCTTCTAGTTATTATGCATCAGCACAAACTGTTCAAAATTTAGCTGATCGTGTAGTAACAACACATCTTGCTAATGATACTACAACTGGTGAACCTCAAGATATATATGGTATAAAGACATTTAAAGATAGAACTTATCACAATAATAATGTTGTGCCATCAGCAAACAATGCATATTCTCTTGGTATGCTAGATGCTAATAATAGTAATAATGATAGACGGTGGAATACAGTATATGCTACTACATTTAATGGTACTACTTTTACTGGAACTGCAGCAATAGCAACAAATTTAGAAGCTTCACCAGAATTGACATGGACAACTGCTTCAAGTTCATCAGCTGGTAGTACATTACAAGTTAAAGCAGGTGGAAAAAATTCAAATTCTATCACTATTGATAAAGTTCAAAAAGCTTATAGTCCTTATATTAATGCCTCTGACTCTAATGCTAACTATTATATTGTATTAGGTGGCTCAATTTCTGCAGGAGCAACATTTTCAGCTGGATTTAAAAATTTATATGCTGATTCTGTTAATTCATTTTATTATAATACATCAACTAATAAATTAACATGCCCAGTATTTTCAGGAAATGTAGTTACACAGTATATTGCTGAGTGTACAACAGCTAAAAGTACTGTTAATAAAACTGCAACCATAGATAATTTTACTTTAACTGCTGGTACTCGTGTATTTATTAAATTTACAAAAGGAAATTCAGCAACATCACCTACATTAAATATAAGTTCAAAGGGTGCTAAAAGTATAAATCACCTTAGATTAGATTTACCAGAGAATTCAGTTGTACCACTTATATATAATGGTGATTCATGGGATGTTGAAGGTTCATTTTCTACAGTGACATCAGTTGAAATTCGTGGTAAAAATAATAGTTCATCATACCCAGTTATTTTTGCTGATTCATTCTGTACTGATACTAGCACTTATACAAGAAAATCTTTATATACTGATTCAGATTTTAAAAATGCTCTTAGATATAACCCTAATACTAATATTTGTTACTGTAAAACATTTTATGGTTCATTATCAGGAAATGCTACTTCTGCAACTAAGATACATGTAGATACTATATCTGACGATAAAGCTTATCCATTAGTATTTCGTGAAAGTTATACTGCTGATGTCGGTCTTAGTCCAGGTAATAAAACAATATATAGCAGCACATTAAATAAATTCTATTATAATCCAAGTACAAATACTCTTACTGTAAAAAATATAGATGTAACAAATAATATAGAGCTTGGTGAAAGTGGTATAGTAAATTTAGCGTCATATTTTGGCATAAGTTTACAAATTATAGACATTTATTGTTCTGGTGTTGTTAACCCAGGTTATAATATCACATTTAGTTCCGGTAATACCGTTAAGACTGGTACTGGTGCATATGGTCATGGTGGTAGTACTAACCACAGTAATTATACTGTTTGTGTACATAACACAACTAATATAATTTATAATACTGTGTATAAAATTACTAAAATGATTTCTGCTGGCCAAAATAGTTATAATCAAACACAAACTTATAATGGTGTTGACATTGCAAAACCAGGAAAAGGAACTCCATGTATTTGTTTCGCAACTATAGTAAATTAAATTATAATAGTGTATAATAATTTACAGCTATGAAAACTGGTATTTTAACGATTATAAAAAATGAACACCTATACTTAGATGAATGGATTAAATACCACCTAAGTATAGGTATCGATAAGATTTATGTTTTTGAAGATATTGGGAGCTTATCACACAAAGACATTTGTGATAAATATGCAAATGTAGAATGTAAAAGTATTTTATCAGTATATAATGTTTTTGATCGTAATAATGTTATTAATATTAAAAAAGATCATACAGATATACATGGTTTACAAATAGAATTCTTTAAACGATGTCTTGATTATATTAAGAAAACTGATAATTTAGATTGGGTTGCATATATTGATTCAGATGAGTTTATTACATTAGAAAATAAAGATTCAAATATATCTGATGTACTTAAACAGTATAACAATTACAATATTGTTATTTTACAATGGCTTAATTACAATGCAAATGGTCATATACTAAAACCAGATAGCGATGTACAAACAAATTATAATACTACATGTCAACTTTATACTGGTAAACGAATGGCTAGCCAAGCATCTTGTAAAATGATGTTTAATATGCACAAATGGGATAGCAAAATTATAAGATGTAATATGCATATTCCATCAGTATCAAAAAGTAAAGTTTACACTTGGTGTAAAACTGATTTTTCAACAGATCTTGATACGCCTGTATATGATAAAATTTATATAAGACATTATATAACAAAGTCTTTTGAAGAATTTTGTGTTAAGATTTTTGTACGTGGCCAATTTTGTGGTTCAAAAGACTTAAATACATTTTTTAATTTTAATCCTGATATTAGTAGAAATGATCCAACTGTAAAAGAAATACTGCAGCAATATTTCGATAAATACATGTCAGGTGATCTTAAATTTATACCTAGAATAAGCAATAGGTAATATAATCATGATACCTAAATTATTACATTACATTTGGCTTTGCAATGAGAAAACACCTAGTGTTTTAAAGTGTATAGATTCATTTCATAAATATATGTCAGATTATGAAATAATTGAATGGAATGAGTCTAACATTGACACATCACAGTTTACTACTGGACTTAAAGAATTATATGATAAATCATATAATGATGGTAAGTTTGCATTTTGCTCTGATATAGCAAGGCTATATATATTAAAGCAATTTGGCGGCATTTATGTAGACACTGATGTTGAATTTATTAAGCATTTACCAGATGAAATTTTGAATGATAACTTTATAAGTCGTATAAATCCACAAAAAACTGTATGTAATGGTTGTATTTGGGGGTGTCATAAAGATGATAGATTCATAATAGCTACAATACGATGGTTTGATGAAACCGTTAAAAGATTTCCTAATTTATATGGTAAGCGATGGATTTATAATACAATCATAAGACAATTCTTTGAATTTATTGGTGATACTTTTGATGATACTAAGATTGTAGACTTTTTTGATTATAAAATATATCCAACAGAATATTTTTGTCCAAAGAATTTGTTTACTAATGATATTACGCTAACGTCAAATTCTATTTCAATACATCATTATGATAGCTCTTGGTTAAACAAAAAGCATTAAAAATAATGAATAATTTAAACAATAAAACCCAACTTCGGCTGGGTTAATTTGTATATCAATACTAACACGATTAGTAGCAATTAATCTCTACAATGGAGTATTAAATATGTCAGTAAATCCACACGATGATTATGAGAAGTTAGCAAAACTTTTATATCCTTCAATAGAAGCTTCCGGAAATGTCTATTATGGACAAACTAGAAAGCTTACATTAGATGCCATATTTGATAAATATAATTTAGGATTTGATTCACATTTTAAATCAATAACTGATACTGAAAATAATAAAACTTTTACATGGCGATTAGGACCATTAACTGATACAGTTCGCTGTGATGTTGCAACATATAAAGGAAATGATCATCCATTATTTTTAAAATATGAGCTATCTTATATAGATCAACAAGTAGATAATACTATTTCAAGCGGTATATATCACTCATACGAAAAAACCATTTCTATTACTTTTAAAGATAGCATTATTACATATTGTTGCAGTCCAATACAAAATGATGATGGTACTTATGATAGTTATGACGGTCGAAATTTTTATTTAGATTTAAAGAATAACTTTTTATATGTACATATGGGTGGCTGTGATTTTGCAAGTGAGCCACTAACTATAACTAGAAATGATCCATCTGATAATAGTGCAAAAGTTATACTAGCTGGCAGCAATATTACATTTAATGCTTTGGATGCTCCAGTTTTATTTCAGTATAATAAAAATAATGCCGGTTGGTTTGATTATGATATTAATAGCATTATTAATCTAACAAAAAATGACTTTGTACAATTTAGATGTATTGCACCATATACACCGATACCTTCAACTTATGTATATTTTGAAATAACTGATGCTAATGTTGATTTGTCTGGTAATATACAATCCATGTCATATAATGGAATTGTAAAAAATTATGCTTATATAAACATGTTTAGGCATTGTGATGCAATTATTAATGCTGATAAATTAATAATTCCAAATATAGCACCATATGCATGTAAATGGATGTTTTATCAATGCTCAAATCTTAAATCAGCACCAATATTACCAAGTCAAACATTAGCTGAAAGCTGCTATGCTAGCATGTTTTCAGGATGTACCGCCCTTGAGGATGCTCCAATTCTTGTTGCAAAAAATGGAGCTGAAGACTGCTATGAAACACTATTCTGTGATTGTGCTAGTTTAACCTATATTGAATCTCACCTTAATAAAGATGACTATACTACAAATGGTCAGACCAATAAATCAACCCATTATTGGGTTGGTGGTAATATTAGTTCTGAAGGTTTATTTATGTCACCATATGCTGATGATCTTCCATATGATGCATGTAATATTCCTAGTAATTGGGAAAAAGGTAATGATGGTTTAACTGATTTAGTCAGTTCAGTGGCTGTTGGTATATATTCAGTTGGTATACAATCTCGAGATCATTTTTATACATGTGGTTCTAATAGCTCTGAAAATGGCCGTGGCGATATTACAAATAATAGTACTTTAAGTAATATGGAAAAATCATTTGATGAGAATAAAACTCATAAAATGAATACATACAATGCAGACGGTTCATTTAATCAAGAAGTCTGGGGTTATAAATCATTTAATAGTCCCGTTCAATTTAGAAATGGTTTATATTTAAATAATAGTCGTGCTACATCTAATTATGATTATTATGTACGTCTTGGTAGAGGTGCTATGCCATCTACACGTTGGCAAGCATATTCAGAAGAAGTTGTTGCAAATAAATCAGTAGACAATACTGCTAAATTATCTGTAGCATCTTTTGATAAATCTACAAGATCACCTGTTAATATTAATGCTGGCTGGTCACAAGCTGCATACATAGGCGATATGTCTTATATGTCAGCTGGAACATTTAATCCAACAGATGTATTTAAAAATCCTGAATATAACTATGCTGTTGCATATACTGGTAATATAGACAATGAATATCGGGCATCTTTTGGAGTACATACTAATGGTAACTATGATAGTGATGATACAAACTTAGTTATACATGAAGCATATGTAGATAATGCTTTTACTAGAATCGCATCAGATAGTACGATACAATTGGTTTCTGATATTTCATATAATACTACATATAATAATAGCACGCTAGATGGTAAACTTATTAAGTCTGCACATATATCTTTAGATCATGGTTTATCAGACAATCATAACTACACTAATACTAATAGTGGTTCCAGTGTTGTATTTAAAGATGAATCTAATTTAGATATTTTATTAAATAATACATATGATTACTCATATTCTACAACAAGCGGACAAAGTATATCATCTAATACATTAGCTGGGATAAATAGCCATAATGACACTTACACTTTGTATTCAGCTAATGGTACTTCAGAAATACCATTAGCAATAGGAAACATTACTAAATTATATTCTAGCTCTGAAAATACTGGCGGAATTACAAATTCATCAAAAGCTTATATTACAGCAACAACAGATTCTGCACTTATATTTCCAGTATGTGCATCTGATGTTAAATTAGCAGCTGAAAGTTTAAATGAAAATACCGCTGCATATATTGATGCTATGTATAGTTTGCTTGGAGATACTACTGTCGATATATGTGCTAAAATTCGTGATGTATCTGATAATGTAATTACCGATTATATATCACAGATTAAAGTTAATGCAAAAAACGGTATAACTACACATGGAAATATATTACCAGATAAACCTGATCAGTTTGACATCGGTGCAAATGATACTCGATATAATAATGTATATGCAAATAATTTTTATGGAGAAATACCATATATTGGTGGATTTACTAGATCTGCAAATGCTGTAGAAGATGGTACAATAAATTATAGCACGCTGCATTTTTATAGTAGTAACACAAATCAAGAGGATCTTTATATACCGGCTGGAACAATTGTAACTATTAAAAATAATAATGATTTATATATTGATGGTGTACAACAATATAATGTATTAGCTTATTTATTTAGCACACAGATTGAAAATGATCCATCAACAGGTAATGTTAAGCTTACTAGTGGTGATGCATTTGGAGCTATATATAATGTATCTGAAGTTTCATTTACACCATTATGTGATGTAACACTTAAATTTGATAATACTTATTTTAGTGTAGCTAACCCAGATCTTCCTGATATTAATGATTCACTCATTAAGGACATTGAATTTAGTAAAGTTTTAGAGAAAGCAGCATATGAGATTGGCCGTGAATTGGCTATAGACCGGGCTAGAGAAATTGGTGCGACTCATAGAATTAAAGATCTTTTAGGTACTGATTTTGCTAATAGACTTAGAGGTTATGCACAAGACTATATTAATAGTTGGAAAGTAAATGAAAATATTTTACCATCAAATATTACATATACAGACCCTGCAAATGATTATATTTCACATGGTGTTATGAACCAGTTTGTTAATGTCAGACAGAAGCTTGCGTATAATAAATTACGTAAAAGTATTGATGATGGTAATATTGTTGATTCAAATATAGTAAGTGCTATTAATAAAGTAAGAGATGACAATATTAATACACTTACAGAAAATGAAAAAACAGCTGTTGGTGATTATATGCTAAATGTAGAACAAGAAAATTTAGCAAAGGATTTAACATCAACTTTAAAACAGTTTGGTTTTACAAATGCATCTATACTTAAAAGCGAATTAAATATTTCGAGGTAATAATATGCCAAATATTAATTTTACAAACCTTAATTTTACAAATCTTAATTTTACAAAAGAGCAATTTGAAAGTTTACCAGATTCTGAAAAAAAGGCTGTTTTAAAAACATATAATGAATTATACAATATTGAAAAATCAGCTACACGTAAAGTAATATCTAATACGATTAAGCTTGATGAGGGCATGCTTGTAAAATCAATTATAGAAAACAATGTTAATGCAAGCGCCGCTTTTATTACTGGTATACCAATTATGATAATTAATCGTGGAGAATAATAATGGCAACATTACCAAAAACTTTCCCTAATAGTAATAATAATTCTATTAGGCCATGCTTTACAGAAAATGGTGATGCTTATATAGGTGTTTATACCGCGCCAAATGATGATACTTTTGCATCAACAACAAATAGTATTAGCAGTTTAAAATCAGCGGCTAAAGCACTTAGTCAATCATTAAATTCTAATGTTTTAATTTATAGGCATGATTCAAGCGCATTGACTATAAAATGTGCATCTGCACATTGCACGGCTGGATCATCAATAGCTAATGGTAATAATAATGGTACTACATATCCAGCTTATACACTTCCAAGTAATATAGTTTTTATGTATATAGAAGTAACCACTTCAGGTGCAAATACATTTTTTATAGATTTAACATCAGCACATGTACTTGAAAATTCAAGTAGTTATTTTACATATACATTGACTATCACTAAGTTTAGAAATATATTAAATGCTGCTAATATTACACTACCTGATGGAAAAACTTATTTAGATTTAATAAATAGTTCATCTGGTAGTGGATCATCTGGTGGTGATAGCGGATCATCTGGTGATAACACACTTAATTATAGACTTCTTCGTCGTCGTGCAAGCTTTACACGTTTTAAAGTAAATTCAGGTATTACATATAATACCGATAGAGATACTTTATTTGCAGCTGCTATAGATTCAATGAATAATTTATCAAAAAATTCACCATTTTTAACTGAGCAAAGTCAAGCTACTGCAGATAGTTCATTATATGAAAAGTTACAACTTGCTTCTGGATTAAATATCGGTATATCAAAATCAGAGTTTAATAATATAGTAGAAAATATTACAAATAATGATTATAATAATCTTTCAACTAGTGAAAAATTATTATATGACTTTATTATTAAATTAAACAATAATAACTAAATTAATGGTGTAATTATGGCAATATATACTAATTATGGAAGATTCTTAAAGGCTAAATACTTTAAAGAAAATCTTGAGAATAATAATGAAACATATATGGTACTTGGTATGGGTGATCCAGATTGGGATAGCAATAGACTAAGTTTACCAATTGCACCATATAATAGTTCAATAACAGATCGTGGTAATGTATTATCAGATTTTACAGATTCAGCAGAAGAGAATCAGTTTTTTGATAATAGATTAGCAATGTATTTTTTAGCAAAGTCTGGCTTTGTAAAAAATCCACTTAGTAAATATAATACAATACTTCCAAAGTTTCCATGCTTGTGGGAATATGATGGTGATCCAGCAGAAGAGCCTGGTATACTAAAGGTTGGTGGTACAGCTAAAATTCTTCATAAAGATGATTATTTTAAATATTACATTAAAAAAGATGGAAATGATTATAAATTATGTAATTTAGATTCTAATGATGAAGACATTATTAACTATAATAGCATAAATGATGATGTTTCACGTGAATATTTTGCTGAATTATATTTACGTGGAATGGCTATTGAAAATAATTGGATTACAACACCAGGTTTATTAGGTGCATTAAAATGTAAGGTTGAATTTGTAAAAGATATTGGTGCTTCTGAAACAAATTATACTGGCAGTATAAACCAATTCTATTATGGTGATCGTTATTGGGAAGTTGTACCTGATTCAGATTTAGCATATTATAATGAATTTGAAAAAGAGCATGGGCTTGATTCAGAACTTCAATTAAAAGATAAAGTTAATTTTAATTATCCAACACATTTGCTAATTAGTACGCTTGTTAATCCAGGCTATTTAATGCAGGATTTGAATTTTGATCAGCATTTATGTGCAAGACAAATTGCAATTTGTACATCTCCAAAAAAACCAGGTATTGAGGGTCCAACATACTATAGAGTTAATGAAATTGCATTTAATTTTGGACAATATGTTGCTGTAAAATCTGGTGATTCAATTCATTATGAAATACCTAGTAATACATCTAGCATATATAATACAGATAACACAGACATATTTAATATTAATGATAATGCTGATTTAATTGGATCATCATCAAGTTGGACTTTTGATACACAGTCTGATGATGAAATTTTAGATTTTACATTACCATATAAATTTAACGACCAGGGAACTATTTTATACCCAACAGAAGCTGATCTATCAGCTTGTGCTGTAAGAAAATTTAATTTTATTCTGCATGATTATATACTAGGTAATCGACGAGATGCACATTCAGCAGATCGAATTGGTTATGTTATAGGATTTTAATTACACTGTATTATATACTCACTTAAGATTTAAGAATGTCATATGTATATCAAATATGTATGACATTTTTATTTTGGAGTTTAGTATGGATCGTTATAATTTATTAAATACTACACAAAAGCAGATCCTTGATAGAGTTTATGAGTATCTTGGATTTAATGAAATTGTATCTTTTGAAGAATATATAAAGTACATTTTCTTAAATGTAAAATTTGGTACTAATTTTGATCACATGTTAAATAGGAACTTTGATCATATAGTTTCATCTTTTGTAAAAGACTATCCTGAATATAAAGGATTTAAGTGCTATTGGTTAACTGAGAAAAATGCACTTGATCATATGAAAACAGGTGAAAAAGAAGATTATGATCCAAAAGGTTTACTTAGATTCTATGTAAAAAAGGCTTATCGTAAGCTTATTAATACAAAGATTTAACATTATATAAATAGGATGCTAAATGATGAGTAATCATGTAATTAGTCATGGTAAAACCATGTTTGACATTTTTAATATGATTAATCCAAATTGTTATCAAGCACTTGCAATACAAGCAATTATTGAGAACAAAAAAGATGAAGCACTTCAATTTTGTAATGAACTTTCTATTGCATTTAACTATTACAAATGGGATTCTACTGGTAAGCAAAATAGTTATACTGATGGTTTAATTTGTGATTCAAATCTTGAAAAATGGCAAAAGTTAGCTCTTATTAGAATTATTTCAAATAATGTAGATCAGTGTAAAGATATTATTTTAAGTGAAATTGAATCTAAAAAATTAGCTACAGAACAGCGACATGATTTTGCAAAGCAACACCGTGATAGCAAAAATATAGCTTTAGATAATTTAAGTCAACTTTTTGGGTTTAACTCTTTTATTAATTTATAAATAAAGTGAAATAAATAATGGCTGCAAAAGTTATATATTATTATGGAACTGTTAATAGTAGTAAAACCATGATGCTTCTTGCAATTGGTCATAACTATGAGTCTGCTGGATTTAATGTTGTTGCAATTAAACCTGCTCTTGATACAAGAAGTGAATTAATTGAAACACGTGCGCATATCCCACCAAGAAAACCTGATATTGTTTTACAGCTAGATGAAAGCATATATGATTATAAAAGTATAATTAATGATGCAGATGTTATATTAGTAGATGAATGTCAATTTTTATCTGAAGAACAAATTGATGAATTACGTCATCTATCAATAAAAAATAATATTGACATTTTATGCTTTGGACTTCGAACTGATTCTAATACAAAACTATTTCCAGCAGCAAAGCGTTTATTTGAGCTTGCTGATGAAATTGTAGAAGTTAAAACTATATGTCAAGTATGCGGGAAGCATGCCTCATTTAATAAAAAAGTAGTACATTCTAAAAATAATTCTGATAATATTGATCCAGGTTGGGATAATTTCCAAGCTGTTTGTTATCAGCACTTTTTAGATTAGAAGCATTTAATTTGGAATTTATAATGTTTAATAAACACAAGGTATATTATTCTGTTGAAGTAAAAGATGAAGAAGATGATACATATATGTTTATATGTTCGTATTCAACATTTAGTGATGCAAAACAGAAATTAGATGAACTTGAATCAAGTAATGATTGTAAAGTTTATCGAATATTAAAAGTAGAAAAATCTATTGAAGAAGTTTCATAAATATATAATATAGGTATTAATATGATTTTAAATGATGCTACACTTTTAAGTAAAACAGTTGATGGTGTTGAATGCGCTACAATGCGAGAATTTATTTCAAAGCTTGTAAAAGCAAAAGACTTATCAATGAAAGTATTTGTAAATTCAAAGCTAGTTTGTGCAGGTACAGCTTGTTTAAACATAGACAACAATTGGATAATTGCTTCAACAAATGCATTAGTATCATATACCGATACAGTTACTACTGAATCTATTGTAGTTAAAATTATGCAGGGTGATGTTGAACTTTTTGAATCAGTTACAACATGCAATGAAATTATTCCGGCTAAAGATGCAGTTGCCACATTTTATGTATGTTTAGTATCTAGTACACCATATAATGAACTTTCAAAACGAGTTCCGCATTCTGTATTTAGATCAAGACCAATTGCTAAACTTAAACCAGTTGATTTTAATAAAATTAAAGCTGGTTTAAATCCTGGTGGTGACGTTATAGAACCAGATCCTGTAACAGGATCTGGTGATCCAAATACAGGAAGTGGTGATTCAGGCACGGGGTGATCCAGCACAGCCAGCACTTGATGTATTTAATATCATAGCTTGCTATGTATGGAAACAAGATAATACATATACATTTAATGTAGTATTTGACACATCAGGCCCAGCCGCAAATAGCATTGACTATAGTTTAATTTATGAGTATGATCCAACTCCATTAGCGGCTAATGAATCTGTAAATGTTTCATTAAACGATGGCGCATATAGTGCATATATAGAAGCTGAAATTGAAGATATGCCTATAGCAGATATAATAAATGGTACTGGTGAAGGCAGCTTACAGTTGAATTTAACAATAAATACCAGTGGCACTAGTGCACAATATATCATAGGTCAAGACCAAATGACATGGCAAGGCGATCCACCTGATGAACCATAATTATTTACTATAAATAATAAGCTATAATTGGACATACAATTGTATGTCCTATTCTTTTATATAGTTAACGATAAGTCTATTTATGGTGTATATATCATTGTGCATTATTTATATAGTTAAAGGAAACATACAATGGCTAAGCGTAAAGAATCAAAAATTGAACAAAGTACATATAGACTTATGATTGAACAATTTCCATATAAGCATATTAGTATTGATTTTTTAGATAAAGATGAAGCACTTCAGCATGCTCATCAACTAACTAATAAAGATACAGCTTGGTATGGCTTATATGAAATAAATCCTAAAGCTGATTTTCTTATACTGGTTGAACATAATAGACTCAGGCCACATGATAATTCTATTCCGAAGATATCAAAAGATAATACAACACAAACACCTGGTCGACGTCGGCACAAGTAGCTTATTAATTATATAACTTAGGGGAACTTTATTTTATGCCTGTAGATAATAGTGACAATAGTATGATTAATCAAGTACTCTCTAATGAAGATACTAATGAACCAGAGGATGAGTATGTAAGAAATAAAATAGAATTTATTAACAGATATAAGAAGGCATCAAATACTGCAAATAGTACAATAGATGATAATTCAAATGTAGCAAATAAAAATATTGCTATTTTAAATGCAGAAGTGCATAAGAGTGATAATGTTCGTATATCACGTGCAATGGTTATGGGTAAATTAAAAGAGCTTTACCCTGAATTTAATTCAAAACGGTATATTAGAGACCTTGAAGATCATGTTATATATAAACATGATGAGTCATCATTCGCAGGTGCTATATCACCATATTGTGTTTCAGCAACAATGTACCCATTCTTAATTGATGGTATTAAAGGACTAGGCGGTTTATCAGCATCACCAAAAAATCTTAAATCATTTTGTGGAATATTCTGTAATATGGTTTTTGCACTTAGCTCACAGTTTGCTGGTGCAGTTGCAGTAAGTGAGACTTTATTATATTTTACTTATTTCTGTAAAAAAGAATGGGGGCCTGATTTTTATCAAAGAGCAAATGAAATTGTTGAAACTACATATGATGGAAAGCAGCGAACAATACTTCAAGAAATTCAACAGTATTGGCAGCAAATAATTTATACAATTAATCAGCCTGCAGCAGCTCGTGGTTTTCAATCTGCGTTTGTTAATTTTTCATACTTTGATAAATCATTTTTTGAAGGTATGTTTGGAGAGTTCTATTTTCCAGATGGATCACAGCCAGATTGGGAATCATTAAAATGGATTCAAATGGAATTTATGAAGTGTTTTAATGCTGAACGTCTTAGAACTGTTCTGACATTCCCAGTTGAAACCGTTACATTATTATATAAAGATGATAAGTTCCTTGATGAAGAAATGTTTAAGTTTGTATGCGATGAATATGCAAGAGGTCATTCATTCTTTACATACATTTCTGATTCAGTCGATTCATTAAGTTCTTGCTGTTTTAAAGGTGATGAAATTATTAAAGTATATAATAGTACTGATAATAGTGAAAAATCATTAACAATTAAAGAATTTGTAAATATGAATAAACATTCATATAATAACTACTTTATAGATTCATATAACGGTATAAATTCTGAAAAAGTTAAAATAACTGGTATATTAGAAAAAGAAAATGATAATAAACTATTTGAAATTTGTGTTGGTGATAAGCATATAGCAGTTACTGGTGATCATATAATAATGGTTAAAGACTGTGAAGACGGCTTAATTAAATATATACCAGCGGAATTCATATGCAAATCACCAGAACGTTATTTAATTGCTATAGAAGAGTAACATTATGGAAATTTCAGATGAATATATAAAAGAATATTTCTTTTCAAAAAATGGTAGACTTAATAGTAATTATTCTACTAGAGAATATATGATGAATAATTGTCCTGAAGTGCTTAATTATATAGAAAATCGTTACAATGATTCAGAAAGTTTAAGAGAAACATTTTTAAGAATATATTTTAATATTGAAAATAGACCTATATGTCCTATATGTAGTAAACCAGTTAAATGGCGTGGTAAAAAATATTTAAATAAACTGTTTGCAGATACTTGCGGTGATACTAACTGCTGGCTTAAATTTAGAGAGCAAACAATGATAAGTAAATATGGTACCCCTTATTTAGGATGCCCTAAAGAGTCTGTTGAAAAAATTAAAAATACAAAATTAGAACGTTATGGTAATCCTAATTATGTAAACAAAGAAAAAAGATTTAAGACAAATTTAGAAAAATATGGAAATATTTCTGCTGTAAATGATGAAATAATTAAAAAGCGTAAACAGACTAGTATATTACATTTCGGTGTACCAGTACCTGCACAGTCAGAAGCTATAAAAGAAAAATATAAAAAGACGTGTTTAGAAAAATATGGTGTTGATAATTATAGAAAATGTGAAGAATGTATTAATAAAATAGATGCGACAAAGAAAAAGAATGAAACTACCAATACTTCATCATATGAAGAAAATGCTTATATTTGGTTAAAGGATATTTATGGTGCTGGTGATATTATAAGACAATATAAAGATGGGCGATATGTTAATCCGGAAAATGGCCATAAATATCACTGTGACTTTTATATAAAAAGTTTAGATTTATTTATAGAGCTTCAAATGTATTGGGCACATGGTCCACATCCATTTAATAATGAATCTCAAGAAGACATAAAATACCTTAATGAAGTAAAAGAAAAAGCAAAGGTTAAGTCTATTTACAATAGACTTATTAACGGTTGGACATATACTGATGTTATAAAACGCTAGGCTGCAAAGTCTAGTGGTATTAAGCTTCTTGAAATTTATGATAGATCATTAACAAAAGAGAGCTTATTAAATAGTATACTGGAGTTTGAAAATGGTAAAGTTTGAAAAAATTTCTTCATGCAAAGAAGTTGAACCATCTAAAGTTGTTTATGATATAGAACTTGAAAAAAATCATTACTTTGCAGCTAATGGAATAATAACCCATAATTGTAGACTTAAAAATAAACTACAAATAAAAGAATTTAATTTTACGAATGGTAATGTCGGGATCAATTAATTTGGGTCCTTATACACTTAATTCTCTTATCAGAGAACGTTATGATATTTCATAGCGTCGGTAAAAGTTAAATAAGGCATATGCACGAATGCGCTTTCTAAGAAAGCCTAAGGTCCAGAAATGGATAGCTGGTAATACCGAGCCAAATAAATAATATTATGTTATTATAATATTATTTAAAGTGTGTGGAGGTCATTCCCTCGTTATAAGCAAGGAAGTAGGGCTGCTATTGATACGCAGTAGAACTTTAGGAAACGAAGTTCTTTAAACGCCGAAAAAGTGTACAAATAAATTATTTGTAAGATATGACCCATTCTATATGGAAACATATAGGTAAAAATGTCAAACAGGAAGTAAATCAGTAATTACATTTAATCTAAATCGTTTAATTCAGCTATGGTATAGAAAAGAATGCGATAAGCGTGATGTAGATAGCTTTGCATTTGATGATTCATGTTATAATTCATTAAAGAAATATCTTGTAAAGTTAACAGATAGAGTTTATAAATATCATCATGCCTATAATGAATTATTATGGGATATGTATGATGCAAACTTACTACCAGCATATCGAGCAGGATTTATTGATTTAAATAAACAATATTTAACACTTGGTCTTAATGGATTAAATCAAGCAGCTGAATTTCTTGGTATTAAGTGTAGTGTAAATGATAAGTATTCAAAATTCTGTCAGGAAATATTCTCATTCTTTAAAGAGCAAAATGAACTTCACAGAGATAAAACAAGCTTACATCAGTTAATGTTTAATACTGAACAAGTTCCAGCAGAGTCTCTTGCATCAAAGAATTATAATTGGGATAAAAATGATGGATTTTGGGTACCAGAAGATACAAACCTTTATGCAAGTTATATATTTAAACCAAATGACAATATGACTTCTGTATTAGACAAAATTAAAATGCATGGCAGAGATTATATTGGCGATTATTTAGATGGTGGTTCAGCTGCACATATCAATTTAGACTCTCATTTATCACCAAATCAATATAAAAAGCTTCTTGAATATTCTGCTAAAGTTGGTTGTAGTTATTTAACATTTAACATACCAATGACAGAATGTAGAGAATGCGGTAAAATAGTAAATATACCAGTTGATGAATGTCCTGAATGTCATAGCAAGAATCTCCAAATGTATACTCGTATTATTGGCTATTTAACTGCTATTAAAAATTGGAATGATAGTAGAAAGAAAGAGTTTGAGTCAAGAGTATTTAATCATCTTGATTCACACGAGCCAAATGAGTCTGATGAATATATCAAATATAACAGGTATAGAGCGAAATAATTAAATAAATTAGTATGGCATCAATTATTGATGCCATATTTATTAACTAGCAAACATATGATTAAATATATTCCAGAAGACACTTCAGTTTGTTTTGCAGAACTTAATGATGAAATTAGTTTAGGTATAAATTTATCATGCTGCCCACATCGATGTCCAGGATGTCATAGTTCATATTTACAGACTGATTGCGGTGATGAACTTACCACAGAAATTATAGATGATCTTATAAAAAAGAACTATGGGATTTCATGTATATTATTTCTTGGTGGTGATAATGACAAACTGAGATTAGTTCAGCTAGCAAACTATATAAAAGAAAACTATGATTTGCTTGTTGGTTGGTATAGCGGTGAATTTGAGTTAGATCTAAAATATTATGGAAGATACTTTGACTATATTAAAGTTGGACCATATATTAAAGAACTAGGACCATTAAATTCACGAACAACTAATCAGAGGCTATATCATATTTTTTATAAAAATAATACTTTACAGTTAGAAGATATTACATATACTTTTTGGAAATAGTAATTCATATATAATATGGTGGCGCATTATGGTGAAACGTAATTTAGTATTAGAATATCGTATACGAAGACTTGAAAAGCTGATGAATGAAGGCGGTGCATCAGGTCATATGAGTCATATATATGACTACACTGATTTAACACTTAAAGATATTAAAGATATTATTACAAATTTATTTTCAGGAAAAGTTGAAGATATTACTGAAAAGCTTGATGGAATGAATATACAATGTACATTAAATAATGATGGCAAAGTTGTATTCGTTCGTAATAAAGGTGATCTTAATTCTGAAGCTGGCGGAATGGTTCGTGACGATGTTGCTGCTAAATGGGCTGGTAGAGAACATGTTGCTAATACATATTTATCAGCTTATGATACTATTGAAAAAGTATTTAAAAATATAGGTAAAGCATTTTTCAACCCTGATAAGAATACAAAAATTCTTGCTAATTGTGAATGTATTACAACTGGTAAAACAAATGTTTTAGTATATGCAAATGCACAAGTAGACTTTCATAATTTATGGGTTTATAAACGTAAAGATGAAAATAGTCAGTGGGAAAAAGATGAAGTAACCACTGATGGAATTAAAGTTCTTGAAAAAGCATGTGCAAATATTGATGGTGCACAACTAACTCCACGCGTTGTAATTAGGGTAACTGAAAAATCAGCTGCATTGCAAACAGAATATATCAATAAAATTGAAAGCGTTTTTGCTGCTGATGGTTGTTCTGATGATAGTACAATTGAGCAATATAAGCAGGCACGATTTGAAAAGATATGCAATAAAAAATATCCATGGATTGCAAATAATCCAACTGGTATGAAAGCTTTATATAATCGTTGGTTTAATGATGATAAATCTACAAAACTAACTGAGCTGAAAAAGATATATAAAGATAATATAGATGAATTTAATACACTAAATAGTACCGACTATAGATATGTTGTAAGTGAATGCTCAAAACCATTAGATGTATTTTTCTCTAAGTTTGGAAATGCTATTATAAAATTATGTGATGGCCTTGTAAATGCAGGGGCAGAATCACAGGTTATTGACACATTAAGTAATGATTTAAAAACAATTGTTGCTGATGTACAAACTAGTGGATCTGATGAACTTAATAAAGAGCTAACATTCCACCTAAATCGATTAGCTGAACTTGGTAATCAGATAAATGCAACTGAAGGTATTGTATTTAAATATGGTGATCGTTTAATGAAATGTACTGGATCATTTGCTGCACTTAATAGAGCTCTTGGTTTACGATTTAAGATGTAATAGGCTTTAATATGAATTATTATGAATCATTAGAAAGGCGCGTTAGAATTCTTGAGACCTATATATTAGAAAGTAAACATGATCAAGAATTACTGTAAAACTTTCTTGGTGATGATTATTATAATAAATACAATGCAATAAAGAATAAGATAAATGATCCTGAATATAAGGATATTTATCAGCTAATTAAAAAAGATCCTGATGAAGTAAAGAGCTATATTGATGGTATTCAATCAAAACGTGACATCCGTAGTGCTAATAAATCAGATGGTGCAAAATTAATATATAATAAAGATGACTGGAAAGTTTATAGAATTACAACATATAAAGCAGCACAGCTATATGGTTCAGGTACAAGGTGGTGTATCACAGGCCATTATGAGGGTCATGAAGAACAAGGTGAACATTATTTTAATGAATATATAGAAGATAATGATTTAGACGGTGGATATTATTTCTATATTAATGGAAATAAAAAATATTGTCTACTTAGAAAGAAAAATGGTGAAATTGATTCTTTATGGACTGCATCTGATGAAGAATTAGATGAGCATGATTTATTGTTTGATCAGCTTATGGATTTATGCAAAGCGAATAATATTCAGTATGCAGATGATATGGATGAAAGCCAAATTATAACATATGCTGAATATCTTGACTCAGTTGGTATTGATCCATATGAAGATGATTATGACAAATCATTAGATCTTGATGAAGAAGTTATAATTGATAATGATAATCCATATACATTTGAAGTAATTGGTAAATATCGCGATAGATTTTAATTTTGGAGGTAATAATATGTACGTAAAGCATGAACTTACAATTGATGAAATGGATGACTTTTTGTGGGGCCCTGCACGTGAAAATTGGATTAATGCATCTGATGGTGAACGCCAGGCTATTTGGGATATGCTTGAAGATGTATTCTATGGTCAAGTTCCTGAAGATGTAGCTGTTAATGATGTTGTTGCATATGACTTAGATGATATACTTCATCCTGAAGATGATGAGGATGAAGACTATGATGAATCACTAAAACGAACTAAATTAGAGTCACGTATTAAAAGACTTGAGAAGCTTATTTTACGCAAATAATATATCATAGAGTCAATCATGAGCTATTATAATTTATTAGAAAGTCGTATTGCACGACTAGAATCATTAGTATATAATGAGGCAAACAAATCCTGATTTTGCTCCAGTATCTAAAGAAGTATCAGAGTATGAGCTTCAAGATTATTTATCAGACCTAATTTTAGGTGATGTATAAATACATAATAAATAAACTGGTATACTTAAGTATACCAGTTTTAATTTTATTAATTATTTAATTAACGTGTCATTGCAATTGATAAGCCTTGCTTCCATGGTTCAATTGCACTTGTCGGACATTTGAATTTCCAATTGCCAGTGTCCATTGCAGCAAATGAGAATGTTAGCTTAATAGAGTTATTTGTACTTAGCTTAATTCCAAGATATACTTGCTTATGTGAAAATGCCAAACGTATAAATGCACTGATTATGTCTAAGCTGTCATCATTAAGACCGAAAGTCTTATTAATATAATCAACAATATAGGCAGTTAGCGGATATATAAACAAACCAATTTTTTGTTGTTTACTTAATGATTTTGCTTTTTCTGCAGTATCAGGTATTTGTCTTGCAGATCGTCCAGTACCAGATGCAATATCATCTAATAGACTTAACATTGCTGTAAAGTTTTTATCACTTGAACATAAAGCATCAAATTTATCTGCAAATTGTTTATCATTAATATCTGCAAGTTCAATAAATGAGTCTAATCCAAATAATTTACAGAACTTTTTAATAAAGCTGTCTTTAGAGCAATATTCATTTACTAGTGAAATATATTGCGTTCTAACTGAAGCATTTGATAATTCTGTAAGTAACTCAAAAAGTCTCTTTGCAGCTGTGCCAGCTTTTTTTGATTTTACATGTTCATTAACAAACTGATTAAATGTTAAACCATTTATTTTTTCACCACTTGTAACAAACGCCTGTAATGCTTTAAATGCTTTTGCAGCTGATGGTGCATGGCCACCAGATTCAGCTTTTGCAGATATTCCTAATCTGTTCTCATCATTAAATACAATCTCATAATCAATCATCGGTAATGTAAAGCTATCATCATATGCTACAGCTTTTGCATTGTCTAAATAATTGAGTAGGAATATTCCACCAATAACTTCACCGAAATCTTTAACAACTGTATTAAGTGACTTTGTAAATAACTCTAAGTTAACACTATCAGGTAGATCATATTGCAATACTTTTTTAGTTCCATGAACTATCATATCATCAAGATCAATAACATCTTTTTCTGTATTATCATCAATCTTTTCTGCAATAAATAATAAGCTGTCCTTTAAATTGACATCAAGATTATCAGCTTTTTCAAGTGCATCTTTAAGACTTGAAAGCAGATTACCTTTTTCAAATGTACCAGTTAATCCTAAACCCTGTGGTGTTAATTGTTTATCTGCAATTACTATTGCCTGATTTGTAATATATATAATATCACCAACATTTAATTTGTATTTACTAACAGCTTTAACAATGGATATTTGTGCTGTATCAAATTTGCCACTGATTGCTGAGTCTCTTGTAACTTCAACTGTATATGAATTTTTATTAATACCAACAGCTTTTAATAATGTGTCTACATTTGATAAAAATTCATCATTTGATTTACCTAATGCAGCACGTAGTGCTTCACCAGCTTTAAGTGATTTAACAAATTTATAACCCGGTGCTATTTTATCTAAATAGGCAGCTTGTAGAGCTTCTTTAAGAGACTTTACAACTGTAGTAGCTTCATTAGTTATATTTTGAACTGGTGTATATTGCTCATTTATAATTAGCATACTCAAACCCTTAATACATACATAATCATGTTTAATTTTATTACAAACATAAGTCTAACATACATTATTAGATATTAAAAAATAGGAACTGCTAAACTAAAAATTATTGCATTAGGCTGTATACATATATTATTATAAATATTACGTAATTTACACGAGCTATATATGAATGAAAGCATAATTTATTTAATTGGAATTGCTGGAAATTTGTTATTTGGCTTTAAATCTTTATTTCAAGTAATAGATTGCTATAAACGTAAAAACTGTTCCGGAATATCAAAATGGATGTTACTTGCAGATCTTGGAGGCAATCTAGCATGTGCTGCGTTTATACATTTAACAACAGGATTTAGATTATGGCCTCAATTTGTTAACTATGGATTTGCAACATTATTTTTAATTATTCTATTTATAATGATGATTATATATAGAGGAAACAAATGAAACTAGATACACTACGCAAATATGCAATAAGATTTAGAAGATTGGGGTTATTACAAATAGCCTGTGATATTGATTATCTTATTGCATGACTAAAATCTCCAGAATTTAATAATGGATTTCATTTACCACCACATCCAGCTGGCGATCAAACAGTTGATGCAAATTCACATAATTGTCCAATACCATTTATACCATTCCGAACAGCTTTAAAACGTTTTGTTAATAATTATGAAGCTTTATCATTAATTGAATCAGCTAAAGATATTTTTACAGAATTATTAAGTGAATATGCAAGCGATTTAGAGCAGACAGCTATTAATGCTTATATTGATTATGCCGATAATTTAATTGCTATACTTAGTGATGAAGAGTCAGACCCACCTATTCCACCAACACCATCACACGATGTTGTATATATAGGTACTACAAGTCTAGCACCAGATCATTCATCATATCCTGTTTATTCAAATGCAGAACATACACAAGCTATTTATTATGATGTAACAAAACTATATACTATCACTGGCTGGTACGACTCAACTGATACATGGCATGATAATAATGGTGAGCTAACACTTGATAGACGTAGTAAAAGTGGTGTAAAAACACCTGGCGATTTACTTATAAAGAATGTATCAGATGAAACTATTGATATTGCTTCATTTGAATATACAACATCAGCTTCTAATAGATTACAAGCATGCTTTTCAGAAGATATAATGGATCCTGATAGTGATATAGACATAAGAGCTAATATAGCTCCAGGTAGTTATGAAATAGTATGTGAACCAATATATGATCTAGAAAATGATAGTGATTCAACAGCACATGTTATAATTTATGAAGATTATACAGCATATAATTGTGTTCGTTATCGCGATGGTAGTTCAGGTGCATTTAAAACATTCAACGATGGTGATATTACTTTAAGTAGAGAATATATCCCAGCTTTAGATGTTTTTGCTTAAGCAATTCATAATAATACAGATAGCAGTATTTCAATTAAAGACTTTTAATATTCAAAAGCTGCATTAGATCTTGTTCGTGAAATTTCACCAAACAATGAAGATGAAGACCCTAATGATATAACAAATGAAATTTAGTTGTATTGGAATTTAATTTACATTATGGATAATTAAATATGCTATTTATAAGTGATTATAATATAATAAATGAATCGAAGTGCTCAGATAAATTTGAACAAAAGTGTGCACGATATCTTAAGAGACAATTTCCAAATCATAAATTTACTGTTAAGGGTGGTCATAATAGAACTGTATCAGACATTCTTGTGGATGATTCATTTTATATAGAATGCAAAATGACTGAACGACAGAATAAACATATTAATGCACAGTCAACTGGATTTGGAATTAAGCTTGTAGAATCTGATAGTGATAAAGCATTTGAATGTTCTGAGACTGCTGAAAATAATGATGCTGCTTTAGAGATTCTTAATTATATAAATAGTAACATTAATGAATTTTCAAAACTTATTGCCCAGCATTCAAGCAAAGTTCAAATAAATATAAGTCCAAAAGTATTTGCAAGATGGATAAGCAATTACTACAAGCAAAGGAATGTATTATTTTTTATAACAACCTTGAACAATAAGTTTTCAATATTTAAAAATACACCTGGAAATCTATTGAAATACTTTGAAATACGTGCTTATGCACGATATTTTCCTAATGGTTCTAAGGATTTACCACTATGCTTTCGTGATGATGTTTTGGCCGCATTAAAACAACAATTAGATTATGTATCAGCTAAAACAATTGGAAAACAGTTAATTATAAAAACAAAGAATACTATTCAAAATCCATATATTAATGTTGGTGATTTAATAGTATACTTATCAGATAAGAACCAAAAACCAAGTGAATATCGTGTTATGAAAATATCAAAGGTTGGTTCACCACGAGTTGCATTTCATCTTTACACTATTTCAGATCAAGATGATTATGATCTAAATCAATTTAAGAGCTACCTTGATAAAATAAATAATTAATATAGTCTATATAAGTGTCAATATGGTGTATATTAACTATTAATGTTATAGCACTTATAAGGACTATAGTAATATTATGTGTAATTTAACTGAATATAATTATAGACCACAGAAATTTTCTGATATTGTTGGTAATGAAATAAACAATAAAATTCTATTAGAAGTTGCAAAACATTCAGGTCCATCAACATATATATTAGCTGGTTCATACGGGTGCGGAAAAACTACATCAGCTAGATGTTTTGCAAAAGCAGTTAATTGTACAAATTTAACTAATGATATATGTGGCGAATGTGAATCATGTAAAATGAATTTAAATAATTCACCATTTTATACTGAGTTAGATTCATCTGCAGTTGGAAATGTTGATAGCATTCGTGATTTACAAGAAGAGTTAACATTTGTACCACGTGGTAAAAAACGTGTTATTGTATTAGATGAGTGTCATTTAATTAGTAAAGCTGGACAATCTGCTTTACTAAAAATATTTGAAGATGCTCCAAAAAATATCTATTATTTGTTGTGTACTACAGATAAAGATGCTATATTACCAACAATTATTTCAAGATCTTTAACATTAAATTTTAATACAAAGTCAAAAGATGAAGTTATAAATAATTTATATAAAATTGCTAAAGATCAAAATGTACAATTATCAGAACAAGCTGCAAATTTAATTGCACTAAGATCTAAAGGGCATATGAGAGATGCCCATAAATTATTTGAAAAGTATTTATTAATTGGTGAAAATGATTTCTTAAATCTTGAAGAGTCAGGATATGTATATTTAGCAAAGTACTTTGCACAAGTATTGTGGCTAATTAAAAATACAAGAGCTTCATCTGAAGATATTAAAAAGCATAAAGAAGTAATGATGGAATTGGCCGATCGTGTTATGCGAATTCCAATTGCATTGTTAAAAGATGATTATCAAAATTTATTTTTAGATCTTGCAAAGAAATGCTTTAATTCTGAATATAAAGTTGAGCCTATAGTTGAAGCAATTGTAAAGCAATTTGATGTACGTTCAATAATGAACTTATATAAAGTTGCATTGGATGACTTTTCAATGAGCTCATTTGACAGTGATATAAGATTTCAGACTGCATTATTTTCAATATATCAGCGATTACTTATGGGTATATAATATGAAGTGATTTATTAGTTTAGATAAGTTACAGTCATTTGAGCGTAGAGCTACTGTTAGAGAAATACTTGCTGCTCAAATGGAGGTGAGTAAAAATAATGTAGAGGATATTATAAATTCTAATGGTGGTTGGAATTGGATGTCATCTATAGCACGCAAATGTTACCCTGTTCGCTCTACTTCGTATATTAAGAACTGTTTATTATCAAACTTAGATAATATTGCACAGTTTAAAGTTACAGCCAGCATTGATGGCTATGCGTATTCATTCTTAGTTTTTAATGATGAAGGCTTTGAAATTGAATTATTATGGAATTGCAAGGATGAATATATACCTACATATGAAAGTAAATTAGAAGCACACCAGCTGATGTTAAAAATATATTTCCACCATCTCAACGTGCTTCAATTGCTAGTATATTAACTAATGCACTCAAAGCTGATTGTATTAGAAGACAGGGAAATAATTTAGTTGCTAATTTAGATTATAAGTGGGATGATGTTGGTGTTATTCCTAGAATGCCACCACAAGAATTACTGAATTCATTAAAAAATACACCTGCTAATGTAGCTGAACCAACGGTTCCTAAACAAAGTAGACGTGCATCAAATAATATAAATCAAATACCTAAAACTAATAGTTTACCAGATATTAAAAAATGCATTGAGCAACTTGAATGGAAGCTTGATCGTGACCTTGACGCTGATGATGTTAAGGTTTGGAATGAAGACAATAAACTATATGCAAATGTCCTTATTTGCGGAAAAGCTTGGGGCGATAGTTACACTGAGAGATACAAAGTATTATACAGTGTAAAGGTAAAAGATTATGGCGAAGGTCATTATATATCTATATTTGATGCAAGTAAAATTCTAATGCAAGGTGATGGTATATATGATACTGACGATTTACCACGTGATAAAAAATCATTAAGTGTATATACTGATTTTAGAGGCGTAGAGTCATTAACAATAACATATGTTATGGATTATGACTAATTTATTTATATAGAGGGTTTTATAATGGATAAGAAATTATAATCAAGAATTGCAAAACTTGAAAAAGTATTAAAGAATGAAGGTTATGATATTTCTGCCGATGTATATAATTGGTTTAATAAATATTGTTGTGATTTTTTAGATGAATATGACAATGATATTAAAGACATTAAATATGAACTTAAACATACAGATGCTAGTGAATATGCTGATGAGTGCTTGCTTGACTTAGCTGTTGGACAAGGCGTTGATCCTGAAGATATGGAAGGCTATCGTGATCAAGTTGAATACGATATTGAAAAATTAATAAAAGATGCACTTGAATATATTGAAGACGGTTATGATAGTGGAATGACCGCATTCGATAAAAATAAAGCTGATTGGATAGATCGCTATAGAGATAATGATGGCTATACAGCCTCATTAGAGTCTCGTATTAGAAAATTAGAGAAAAAATTTAAGAATGAAAAATTAGATAATGCAAATGATATGCAAATGGAATGTGCTCGTAATGTATCATTCTTAGCTGATAAAATGATGAGAGCAGCTCCATTCTTATGTATATAAAGTTATGAGAGCGTTAGGACTTGTACAGTTTTATCTTGAACGCCAACTACGTTAAGAGACATATATGAAAAAACTCACTCTTGAAGAACGTGTAGCCCGTCTTGAAAGATTAGTAAGTCGAGCTACATGTAAGAATGAGTTTTTAGGGTTTACAGCACCTAAAGACTCAGAAGAACAGTCGTGGATTGATGATTTATTTTCAAAGTATATTTCATTAAGAAGGGATCTTATATATAATGAACATGCAAAGAATAATAGATCAGACAATACATTTTATATTATATTAAGCACAAAGGGTAATCAGCATAATGGAATTTCATTTGAAATTTCTACAGCTGGCGACCGTAATACAATGTATTGTACTTGTATAGATGCAAATAGAAATGTTATTGCAAAGCTTAAGTCTTTTAATTTAGACAAAGACTTAAATAAGGTTGCTGCATTTATATTAGAACAATTAGATAATAATAAAGCTGATATATCAGAAGATAATGTAAATGAAAAGTATATTAGTGAATCAGTTGCATTTAATGCAAGTGAATGCGAATATATACATGATTTAATTAATGAAAATCTTCCTGATATTTTATCAGACACCAAAATAGAATTAAATAAAAAAGATATTGGCAAAGGCATTATAGTTGTACATTTAACTATGAATGATGATACCACATCATACACTATTATAGCTGTAGATGCTGATAAGTTTTATCTTGAATATAATAATAAAAAGATTAAAACTGTAAAGTCAATAAATGACGTTGTTGATGTTTTAATTGATCATTTTACAAAAATATATATTTAATATATAGTAATTTTAAGTGGGTTACAATATGTCAAAAAAAGTATCAGAATGTTGTGATCAGTGGAGTGATTTACAAACATTAGCACTTGCGGACAGAATGGATATTGATTCATTTAAGCCAGTACTAGCAAATTGTAACTCACTTGACGATTATGAACAGCAAGTTAAGCAACAAATTGAAGATAATATTGAAACATGTAAAGCTGATTTATGTATATTAGATCCAAATAATACATTACAGTTATTAGCATTAGCTGCATTAAGTTGTATTGATGTTAATAAATTAGTTAGTATTATTATGAATTATTATAAACAAGATCTTAGAATTCTCTCATTAGAGAGCCGAATGAATAGAATTTGTGAGAAGTTAAATATAAATAAAAAAGTCACAAATGAACGTGAAGATACACGAGCTCATGATGGTGAAGTTGCAGCAATGGATATTGCAGCTAAGTTTGATAAAGATGATTTAGAAATTGATTCTGATGTTGATCTTAAGAACAAAAAAGATGCTTGGATTCTTCGTTTAGTGTATAATGATGGTAATCAAGAAGATCTTTCACTTGTTAAACAAGATGATGATAAGCATGATTATACTATAACATCTGATAAAGATAAGCTTAAAGTTAAATTCTCAGATGAAGATGGCGAATTAAATGTACCGCAATCAGTAATTGACCATATTGCAAAACATATTGAGCAAGCTGAAGAGAACATTGAAGATAATAAAAAGAATAATGACTCTGATCTTGCAAAAGAAATCGCTTATGATATTAAAAAAGAATTTCCAAAGTATGATATGGAAGTTATCGAAGGCGATGTTGGAAGTACCAAATGGTCTATTGAAATTGTTTATAAAGACGGTAATAAAGATTCATTTGGCATTATGAAAGCCGGTAAGGGAAATTATATAATGAAATCAAAAGATGGTTTCATTGCTAAATTTACACTTGATGAATTAAAGAATTTCCCCGCAAAGCTTAAAGATCATATTGAAAAGCATGCAAAGAAGGCTGAGAGATAATAATGAATAATAATAAATTAGAAGCAAGAGTTGCTAGATTAGAAAAGTTTATTACAAATGAAGATGCTGAATTATCACGCCTTATTGAAGCTATTCATAATACTGTATACGACTTAATAGACAGAATTAATAATCATGAAAGACAAAGTAAGCTTCTTGATATGATAATTCATAAAGAAGATAAGGCTATAAATACTATTATCGATTTTATAGAAAATGATTATAACTTTAGTAGAGGTTATCTTCTAAGTAAAAAATCAGTAATAGCTGAAGAAGCTTCTGAAGTAGCTGGTGATTTGGCCATTTACTTTGATTGGGAAGATAAAGGCTATTTTGATAGCGATGGTGATTTTGATGAATCTATAAATCATAAATGTAAACAACGTAAGAATGAATCAAAAGATAGATTAACTGTTGGAGAACTTATCAATTATCTTAATCAGTTTGACTTAAATAAAGAAGTACAGTTTGAGATGGGCAATGTATTTAGACCTATTGATGCTGGAGACATTTATGACGCTGGCGATTCAGTAAACTTTGATTTTACATATATAATGAAAGAGACAAGTGGCTGGTAAAATGAATAAGGAAATACAGGGTCTTGAGCAGTATTCATATGATGAAGTTATTAAAATAATTAATGACTTCATCATTGATAGAATTTGGGATAGTTGGCATTCAGCTGATGATATTAAACTTAATGATATAAGGTTGCATGGATCAAGATTAAGGAATCAAGCTAAACAAGCATCTGATCTTGATGCTGTTGTTGAATATGATGGTGATATTCGTGAGGATGACTTTTTTAGTATATTAAATGATGATCCATTATATATCGATGATGTTAGAGTTGACATAAATCCAATTAAAGAAGATATGAATTTATATATGAAAAGATCAGCTGATTATGATAGACATAAGCTTGGTCTTGAATATAGATTAAGAAAATTAGAGCAGCTAATATGTGAAGGTAAGCATGATCAAGAAGTATTGCGTGATTTTCTTGGTGATGAATATTATGACAAATATACTTTAATTAAAAATAAAATTAAAGACTCAAACTATAAAGACATATATAAACTTATACGAAGAGATCCTGATGAAGTAAAAGCTTATATTGATGGCTTTAAATCAAATAGAGATCGCAGTGTATCAGCAAAACAGTCTGGTGCAAAATTAATTTATAGTGATGATGATTGGAATGTATATAAAATAACAACATATGATGCAGCTGTTATTTATGGAAAAAACACCAAATGGTGCATTACTGGAAGATACCCTGAATCTGAAGGTAAAGGTGAATATTATTTCAATAATTATATTGAATCTGAAAACTTAGATGGTGGGTATTATTTCTTTATAAATAAGCATGACGCCGCTGAAAAATATTGTGTACTACAGGATGTAGATAAACATATACAATCTATTTGGGATTCAGCTGATAATGATTTAGGTGATACATTTGCAAAAGTATATATTAAAAATAATGTAATATTGCCAACAGTAAATGAAATTCCTGAATCTGTTATAAATGATGATAATATAGATGCTATAAAGATGCAAGCTGCAATTGATGATGGTGATTCTCGTTTAATCGAACAGCTTGTTAAATCTGGCATTGATCCTGATATTATAATTGAAGATCAAATGACTGCATTGACTTATGCATGTTTACAATCTGTTGATGGATATGTCATTCAAAAGTTAATTGATCTTGGTGCCGATGTTAATGGTGCTAATTCTAAACAACCACCACTATTAATTATGTCACAATTTAATGATGTAATAATTGGTGACTTATTAATTGAAAATGGTGCTGATGTTGATTTAGCAGATGAGTCTGGTAATACACCATTATATAGCGCTATTATTAGAGGTTACTTTGATTTTGCAGAATTGCTAATTGAAGCTGGAGCTAATACAGACTTTACTATAAATAATAAATTATTATATGATTATTTAAAAGATAAACCAAAAGCTAAATTTCTTTTTAATCTAATTGATGATGGGGAATAAAGATGCGTAGAAATTATAAATCAACATTAGAAGAGCGTTTGTCACGACTTGAGCGAATTGTAAGCGAACGTCGTACACCAAAAAATGAAGCTCTTCCAGCTATATTTGCAAAGATAGCACCAAATATTATTAAAAATCTTCCAGCTATTATAAGTGCAGCTTCTAAAGAATTACCTGGTTTAATCGAGGCACTTGAAAGTGATACTATGAATGATAATACCGAAAAGGTTAATGCTCTAAAACAGTTTAAAGCTGCATGTGATGTGCTTGGTGAAATGTTCAAATAATTTATGAAGAAAACAATCGTTAATTTAATACGATTCAAATAATAAAACCCATGATGTATATGAATATATCATGGGTTTATTTGTATTTGGAGCTTGTATGAATTATTCTTTGTATGAAGGTGATTGTCTTATTGAAATGGATAAATTGCAAGACAATTCTGTGGATATGATATTATGTGTTTTGCCTTATGGTATGACTTCATGTAAGTGGGATTGTGTTATTCCATTTGACAAGTTATGGGAATCATATAAAAGAATATGTAAAAAGAATGCTGCAATTTTATTATTTGGTTCAGAGCCATTTAGCTCATATCTTAGACTTAGTAATATTAAGTGGTTTAAGTATGATTGGATTTGGCATAAGAATTCAAGTGGTGGATTTGCAACAGCAAAATCAAGACCAATGAAATATCATGAAATAATAAGTGTATTTTATGATAAGCAACCTGTATACAATCCACAGTTTCAGTCATATAGTGATTCAACTACAAATCGTTATAAAACTGGTGATATTATGTCTAGATCATCTACACCATGTAATATAAACAATATGACTGTTACTTATGAATGCCAAAGTGCTTTTGATATAGAACGCGGTAAATATCCGGAATCTGTACAATTTTTTAAAAGTGTTCCAAATAGCAATGGAACAAAATTACATCCTACACAAAAGCCTGTTGATCTTCTTGAATATTTAATAAAAACATATACTAATAAAGGAATGACAGTGCTGGATAATTGCATGGGTTCTGGATCAACAGGTGTAGCATGTGTAAATACTAATCGTAATTTTATTGGTATTGAGCTTGATAATAATTATTATCACATAGCTGCTGATAGAATAAGAGATGCATTTTATGAATCAAATAATAAACAATGTAATTAAAGTTTATGAGAAATATAGCAAATATGAATATATTGACTGTGATGTCTCAAATAAAGATTATCATATTAAAACAAAGCAAGAATTCGATTTTTTAAATGGTGGTATATGTTGGGACTTTGTTGGACCTATAAAAGACTTGCTTATTAAATATAATATTATTTCATATTGCTTTTTTACTAGCATTCACAAAGCTACAGAGATGATAGCTTCACATGTATATATTATTGTACCTAGTACAATGCAATGGATTGAATGTGCTTGGCAGCCATTTAAAGGAATCCATGAAGTTAAATCATTTAGTGATATAGAAAAGCTTTTAAAAAATGAATATAATGCTGATGAGGTTCATACAACAATATATGATCCATCAAGAACATATGGATTATCAACAAATGAATTTTTTAAATATTTAGATGAGCATGGAGTCACATTGTCATAATGGGATATATTTCAAACTTTCTTGAAGATACAATAGATGCAATTCACTTAACACGTTATAATAATGTGCCGTATACTGAAGATGATGTAATATCAGTAAGTATTGGTGGTGAAGTGGTTACATGGGAATGCTTTAAAAATTCTGCAAAAGATTTAGACTGGGATCCCACATGTGGAACAAATTATATTCGTGATGATATTCTGATATGTTTACCACACCATATTCTATATTTAGAAGAATGCGATGATGATCTTAGGTGGTGTGCACTTGATAAAGTTAGTGAAGAAGATCCATGGACACCAGATCCTAAATATGTAGAAATTCTAATTATAAGCCATGTATTAATTATCCCACTTTTACGGATGAAATATAAAATATGACAAACAAAAGTTTAGAAAAACGAATTGCAAAGTTAGAAAGTCTCATTATGAATGAGGATATATCAAGATCAGACATTGATAGAATTATGGATAATCTAAAAAGTATGAATGCAGATGGTTCACTCGACGCCGGGCACATGTCAGATTAGCCACTGCATTGAACTTATTTAAGTATATGCTTGATGAAAAAGATAAAGGGTACCCATATAATTCTGATCTTAATGTTTTCTATAAAATGCAGAAGGCTGGTTATGACTCTGCTGAAGATTTACTTAATGAGATTGCGGGTGCAGTTAATAGAAAAATTAGAGAAATAACACAAGTAAAGAATGATTTAGGTGCTCTTAAAAATATAGCAATATCATTTGACATAAAACCTGGTCATCATTAAAAAATGACTAATAATTAGTTATTACTTATCAGATCCTCATGTATATTATTAATAATATACATGAGGATTTTTTGTCTTATATTAAAGCTATGTTTACAATATAAGGTCAAATATAGATGAAAGTAAAAGAATTGATTGAGAAGTTAAATTTATTTGATGATGAGCTTGATGTTTTCTTAGACACATATACGCCAGATGGTTTGCCTGAAACATCATTAGGTATTTACGATGTAAGACTTGAAAAGTATGATAAAGTGTATAAACAATATATAAGTATTCTTTATGATTATTCAATGTAGAGGTTCTAATGTGTAAAATAATTGCAACGTATAATTTGCCTGAGCCTGAGCGTCAAATCGTTCGCTATGCAAAAGATCAGATAAATGATTACCATTGCTTTTATGGTGATGTAGTATATCCTTATGCAACAGATACTGATTTCAACAATAGTGTAGGTGTAGGCATTTGGCAAACAGTAAATCTTAGTGAAAAGTTTCCATGGCTTGCAACGCCTAATACTTGTTATGTGTATTATGCAGGTGAATGTGAATGCGGTTTAGAAAAAATAAAGAATGTTTCATTTGTATTTTCATTTATGGTTGAAAATAACAGATCATTCAATATTACAATCACAGCAAGCTTATTCAAAAATGACAATCGTCCAACAAATTGTGATCTTGGTAGATTGCTTATTGAAATTGTTGGCAAATCAAATCCATTCACAAATTTCTATTTACTTGATGAAGCACCTGCATGTATGAAAGACAAACTTGAATATCTTTCTGATTTCAAACGTGCAGTATATTATGGACATGATATAATTCATTATCAAAAGTATCTAGGATGGGACACTGAATTTAATATATCTGAAATTGAAAACTCAATTGATGATTTCCCACAAAAGCATTATTCATTAAAAGTAAAAGATTTAATTAGACAGCTTGAACAATGTGATCCTAATGCAGACATCATTTTATCAAATTGTAAAAACTTTGAGCAGAAAAATTATTATCCAATTATACTGGAAGGTCTCAAAGTAAATCTTGATAATGTGTTAGATCAAACAAGAACATCATTGCAAAATGCAAATGTAGTTGTTTTATATTAAATTTACAAATATTATTAAAAACTAAAAAGGCCGTATATACATTGTATATACGGCTTTATTTGTATAGCGACTTATTATATGTTAATTATTATTTTATATTTAATAGTCTTTCTAATTTAGCTATACGGAATTGTAATGCTAAAGATCTATTGAATGACTCATCAACATATACTTTTTTAATTTGTGTATATAATGTATCAAATAGATAATCAGCTTTATCTTTTGGCATTGCTGGAACTAAACTTAAAAATCCTGATTTATCATTACGTATTAAACAACCTCTAGCTTTTGTAGCGCTAATATATTCATCAGTTCGTGGAACTTCAATCATTTGAAAATCATCAGATAATCCAGCTTGTTCATGATATTTTTCAGCCATATTGCTATATACTGGATAACGATCTGTGCCGCATGTCCAAGCAGCAACTTCATATCCGTGTTCACGAAGTAAAGTACCAATCTTTACAATGTTAGCATTTACAACAGGAATTATATCAAGTATATTAGCATCTGAATCAAAAACTTCACTATATACATCGATTAGCATATCTATTGTGAATGGGTGGCGTTTATCAATTTTTGCTTCTGTAGTATTTATCATACAAATGACAGTTGGAAGACCAGCTTGTTTTTTAGCTGCATTTATACAAGCATAATGACCGCGTGTAAATGGTTGAAAACGACCTACAACAATATTTACTTTTTGCATAGTATTCCCTTAATATAAATTATGTATATTCAAATATGGCGATTTGATTATGAAAGATAGATTAAACATACTGTTTAATAGATATAATTTATCTTCAAAAGCTACAAGAAATTTCATTAATTTCTTTATGAAAGAAATCAGAATTTCGGGTAAATCCAGTTTATCTTGGTTATGAAAAAGATTTTTTATTTGGTAAACCTGCAGATCTTTATAATAAAGAAATCGATATTGTAAATAAAAGTAAGAAAGATTCATTGTATGAGTACTGGATTAGGTTAGCTGATGTAACAGATGGGCGTAATGCATCAGGTACAATCGACAATATTACAGTTGAATGTGTAAATGATAATCCTGCTGGAAATTATTTACATGTGAGAATTAGTCGTACTGAAACTAAGATACATATTGTTGTTTATGATGATGAATATGTAAATGAGTATGATGACAACGTATATATAAATTATTATGTAAATAAAGACCGTTGGACTAGTGAGGTATTAAATCGATTATATCCTGAAGGTATTCATGCAGATATAGCAGAGAGATTACAAAATGATGAGTTACATGATTTTGAACCTGAATTAATAAATCGTGATTTCACTTATGTAACAGATGTAGAAGATCCGTCATTTAAGATTTCAGGAATTATAAAGTTTATATGTGAACCTTTTGATATTAATGAATTGCAAGATGAAGCATTAGTATTTGATTTATATGATGGCGAGCCAGCAATTCTTAAAGGACAGCCATGTAGATTAACTGGTGCATGTTTAACTGATAATGAACCTGAGAGTGATTTAGAAGATTTACAAATACAAGATGGCATTTATAAAACAAAGTATAAAGATGGTGCCTTGTATTTAGTTATTAAGAGTAAAGTTTCAGGCTATAGATATATACATTGTGATGAAGGAATTAACAGCTCAATTGTATTATTACCAAAAGCAGATGAAGCTTATGTTGCAGTAGTGCCGAGATATATTAGTACAAAGACATCAGGGTATTCTATTTGTGTACCATATTCTAATAAGAAATCAGCGAAGAAAATAAAGCCAAATTATTTTTATGCTGAATCTGAAGACAAGTGTAGCGGATTATCATTTTATACAACTGATTTATATGCAAAAGATACAGATAGTTTACAGTTAAAGATAAATCGTGTACCAAGTTATATATCAGCAGATATTGGTGTAAATGCGATAGTATGTGCTAAGAGTAATGAGTATAATTCATTAACGGTACAATTAACGGGTATAACATCAGGCGGTAATCAGGATTGTACAATTAGTGTTAGTAACAATTCAAATGTACTTGCAACAGCAACATTTACGGTAAACAGCGAAGAAATTGTTGATGGTAATATATATGTAAGTACGCTTAGTAATAAAATTAGCAATACACCAGTTTCAAATTATATTGATTTTTTAACAAGATCAATATCAACGGGTGAAGGTTATATTACAGTAAATAGTATAGCTGGAAATGGTTTACAGAGTGATTTAGCTGTCAGTAATAAATTGATTGCAAAAATTTCTATTTATAAAAATGATGTATTATATTTGCAATCATGGAATTTAGTACTTAACAAGGTGAATGGCGATCCTGATAGCGATATTGCGTGTATGGCATATAACTATTGGCAGAATGTAAATACAAGATATAATAGTTATTAATAGTATAGATAGTTTAAATCAACGTATAATTGGAAATGTATTACTTAGACGTGTAATTGGTTTTGATGAACTTACACATGAACCAATATTTGCGAATACGAGTGAGAATACAGGATTAAGACTTAACTTTGAAATTGGTAGACCATGGTGTTCACATGCTAATTTTATATTAGACTTTAGAGCAACTAATGAAATTGTGTATAACTTTGTACCAATGAATAATGAATTAGTACATGCAGATGGTTATGGAAATCCATTATGTAAGCGGACATCAGATACAATAAATTCAGAAATGACAATTTACAAATCAGGATTCCCATATAAAAATGATTTGTATGAATTGAGCTCTAAAAAATCTTTGAATATTCCTGTTACATTACAGTTACCAAATGACAGATATGATTATATAAATTTAAATCATCATGCCGGTGACAATCAAAATGCTGTTTATTTATATTCTAATAACAGAGTTGATTATTCATTAGTAAATAAACATGCTGATATTGAATACAAATATAAAACAGATACATTTGCAATACATGATTTAATAAATGAAAATGAATTACAGGTATATTACAAATTAGGATTTTATGCATTAGACGGTACAAATGAATCTTGTAATTCATTAGCAAATGATTTTAATGACAAATCAAGATTTGTTGTTGCATTAAGAGAACCAAATAAAACATCAGCAAATGCATCAGAAGAACTTATAGTAGCGATTGAAAGAAAATTACAATATGATGTAGTTGAACCTATTGATGATCCTGATAATCCAACTGATCCAAATCAAGATTCTGATACAAGCGGTAATAATGATCCATATAATCAAGATACAAGCGGTGATATAGGTTCTAATAATAATTCAAATCAAGATCCAATATTAATTCCTGTTCAAGAAAGCAATTATAGCTTTTATACAGTATCAGATAATATATTTAGAGCAGATAGTTACAATATAAATACTCCAATCATAATGACAAAAGATTCACATACATTTTATTTAGTATGCAATTCAATTCTACTTCCGCTAATAAAATACAATGTAGATGAATTCAATACTACTAATGAACTTAAAGGTTATCTGTATATGCAATTATATGATGCAGATACAGATACTGAAATAAATGATGATGAATTTATACATGATTACAGATTTAATGAATCTCTAAAAGGTAATTCATTAGAAATTACAGAGATTGATGATTAATTAAATTATATTACATAAAAGTGTATACTACATATAGTAATTATTACAAATGTCTATATGTAGTATATGTAGTATATAGTAGTATATAGTAGTATATGTAAGTTTATTAAACTTATGCAAACAAAAACATAGATAAATGCTACAAAATAAAAAAAGCCTATCACAAAAACTTAGAAAATCAAGCAGAGCAGTTTTGGCAATAGCTCATATTGGCTCATATTGCTTGTATTTTAAGCCTTTTGTGATAGGTATACTTTTTTATAGGGCATTAATGAAAAGTTTGTTATAGAGCGATATGGTGCGAGTATGGTATGTGTTTGTGGCCTGTTGTTGACGGCCTGTTGTTGACGGCCTGTTGTTGACGGCCTGTTGTTGACGGCCTGTTGTTGACGGCCT